ACTACCCCTTATAACCGGGTTAATAGTGGTCAAGTCTGTTAATGAAAAATTAATAACAGATAATTGACGGATTAGCATGTGATAATTTATATAAAGTTATAATAAATTATACGGTTTTATGTAGCGGTTATCAGTACCTACAGCATGGACGACTTGATGAAAGTCTTTGATTGGTCAGAAGCCAAAAAATTGTATCAAAACAGGTAAACTCTGACGAGCCTTCATTCAGAGTTAATCTTCAAAAAACTAATTAATTTTAATTAGTTTTTTAATTTTATTATATAATAAATATTAAGTTTTCAGGATTAATTATGCAATTTATGCATAAAGTTAATTTACAATTTCTATTTATTAACTAAAAATCTAAGTTGATTTAATATAATAAAGAAATATTAAACTATTTAGCAAAGTATATTAAATAAATTTAGAATAAATACAATATAAAAAGTATTAGAAAAAGAATTACATATATACACTAGATTTGTTAAAAACTATATCTAATAGAAATATAAGAAGCTAGATTCTTTGTCTTACTGATCTTAAAGAAAATAAAATGAATAAAAATTTGATAAACCTTAGTATGATATATATATTTGGTATACTATAATAATTGATCAAACTAATTAATTTTAATTAGTTTTTAGATTAACTATTTTTTATTTTATAATAATAAAAAAATTGAAATTTAAACTGCCTACTGGTTCTTTTATATATTTAACATGTGTACGAAAACCAAAATGGTCTTCCATACATCCTCAGTCACTTTTGCGCCCACCGTGCCCGAACCTGCGCCTATCGTGCCTATCGTGCCCACCATGCCGGAAGCCTCTTCTGTTGAAGAAGACTCCTTCCCATCTCGTTTAGCATCATGCCGTTAGTAAATGGTATTCATGAACTTTCTCTAATTAATTTTAATTAGTTGTTAAGTTTTAATTTTTTTATTTATTTATGAAATTAAAAATAATTAAATTTCTAGCAAGTTTTATATAAAAATTGAAATTTGAACAGTCTACTGGTTTCTTTATATATTAGATATTTGGAACAAACAGTAGCTGAACGCCACTTTTCACCATGCCATACGCTGAGGACTACATCTCCAACCTAGCTTTTCCTTGTATTCTTCAAGATTATCTTGAAGCTGACTTCAAGAAACACAAGAAAGTCGAGACTGTTTCGCCAATCAACATGAAAATCATCAAGGAAGCGGTTGAATGGTACACCGCCAATCCCAACATGATCTGTCAGGTGTCGAACACTCTCTTTCTGGACCCACAACCAGATTGGACGCACTTCCTAAAATCCATCCTCAACAAGATTTAAACAGGACAGTGATCCCACCATCTTGAAATTTAAGTTGAATCACTAGCTTGTTACATCTGTTGATGTTAACAATATTTCCAAAAAATCTAATTAATTTTAATTAGATTTTAATTTGTTTTATTTTGCATATTTATCTAAACTAACATCATTATTAAGATAACTTATAATCTTCATGCTTTCTAGAAGATGTCGTCAATTATCTTTTTTCATTGTATAATATCTTCTCCAATCCTTTGAATAGCTTGGAATAAACAATAATTGAGATTATCATATTTCATACAAAAAGATAAATTAATTCCTATGATTCTTAATCATATTTAACTAAACCTAGAGAAAAGTTTATTAACTAGTTTTTAATCTTATAAATAACAATAATAAAAATTGAAAATTAATTATTTATTTATTTATTAAATTTATATATAATGGACTCAACACCAATTAAGCTGATACTATCTAATATTACTATTTTAAGTCTAAAAGATACACTGGAAAAGTCTAAAAATTTAAATAATAGTTATTTACTCAAACGAAAGTTACCCGAGTTACCCGAGTTACCCGAATCTATAAATGAACAAAAATGTAAAAAACGTAAACAACTAACACGTTCTGCAAGTGCTCCTTTATAAAATAATTATTATATTTATTATTTTTTCTAATTTTAATTTATAGTTATTATTTAATGGAACAAATTGTAAATTTAAAACTAGATCATTCAGAAGATCTTACTAATAATATAAATCAAAATCAACTAACAAACTATGTAGTATATTTACTTGTTAATACTGTCCATAATAAAACATACATTGGAATAACTAATAATCCAACTAGAAGACTGAGACAACATAATGGAGAATTAGTAGGTGGCGCTAAATATACAACATCTAATAAAAATTTAAAAGTTAAAACTTTTTTTCCAGGTTCATTCATCATCGTAGATGATGAATTTAGCTTCTCTAGCTTTGCTAGAGAAGGTTCATTAACAAATTTGGCAAAGCCAAATTTGTTAAGTAGCATGCTAGATTTTGAATCTAAAGATTCAAAACTAGCAGGTTCATTATCCAAAAAATCTTTAGATTTTTCGGATAATCTAGCTAAAGAAAAAGTTAAAACTTTTTCTTTAGGTTCATTAACAAATTTGGCAAAGCCAAATTTGTTAAGTAGCATGCTAGATTTTGAATCTAAAGATTCAAAACTAGCAGGTTCCTGGATATATTATGGATTTATTAAGAATTTGCATAAAAATCTTGCTCTTAGTTTAGAGAAAAAAATTAAAATAAAAAGTAAGAAAAAATCTTTAAATCTTTCAGAGAATCTAGCTGAAGGAAAAGTTAAAACTGTTTATCCAAAAACTCCTATAGAAAAAAGACTAAAAGCAATTGAGAAAGTATTAGAAGAATATAATTTAATATCTAATACTAATTATAAGTTTGAAAAATTGGTAATTACTTAATTATTATTTTTATTTAATTTTATTATTAAATCATAAATAATATCTATATGTTCTTCAATTTGAATTAATATTTTTGGAAAGTTATAAGCAAAATTACCAGAATTTATAAGTTGACTTATTTCTATTTTCCATAATTTATTACTTTCATCATTATTTGGAGCATCCATTAATAAAATAAAATCAACTATAAAATTAATGAATTTAATTAATTGAGGAGTAAATTCTAAATTAGTTAATATACATATTAAATTATCATCATTAAATTTATTCTTAAATGATTCTACTTGTTTACGTGGACATATAATATCAAGTCTTTTACCGATTTCCTTTAATAAATTAAAACATAATAATAAATTACCATTTTTAATATCTTTACATAATATATCATAATAAGCTTTTTTCATATTATTTGATAAATTAATTTTTATATTTGACCATGAATTTTGAATAGAAGTATATACTTGTACATAATTATTTTTTAAATAATTAATATCAAAAGTTCTATCTATTAATTTTATTGACTTTAATATATCATTTCGTTGATTTTCTAATTCATATATTATTTGATTTTGTTCTGGATCAATTTTATTGATATGTTCAGATCTATAATAATAAGAAACTATAAGTCTTTCAATAGTTCTATTTTTATCCATTGAAGACCAATTTATAAAATAATATTTAAATTCTCTTAAAATATTCCATATTTCTTTAATATTATTTGTTTTTAGAGTTGAAATAACATTATTAGATAAAATTAAAATATATTCATCTGATGGATGTCTATCATTAGATATACCAAGTAATTCATCTGAATAATATTTAATTAAGTATGATATAATTAAAAGTTTTGGACTAAGTTCAAGACCTTTTTTATAATTATTAAGAGATGATGTAAAAATTAAAGTATTTTCTATAATTTCTTTTTTAATTATAATTTTTTTAAAGTCATCAAAACTAAGTTCTTTAGCAAATTTTTCGAGATTTAATTTATTAAATTTTTCTAATAATTTTAAACATTTATTTAATCTAAATAACATTTGAATTTTTAAAGCTGCATGATTTTTTTTGAAATCACTCATATCTATATTAGATTATAAATATTTTTTTACATTTTATTTTTATTTAATATTTGTGTTGATTTATCTTCTCTACCTTGTAATGGTTTTCTTAATTCTGCTTCAAAATCAGATGAAAATCCGGGTCTTTGATTAATATTACTTAAACTAAATACTCTATCACCAATATTTCTATCAAAATTATTTTTTTTATTTATATTAATATCTTTCATCCAAGTATTATCAACATTAAATAATGATTCTAGAGTTTCATCAGGATGTGAAACATTCTGAGGTAAGAACTCATATTTTGTAGGAGTTGTTTCATTTGGGAAAAAACTTTGTTTTTTCTCAAAAGTATTTTTATCATCATTTTCTGAATTTAAAGCTATAGGATCAGAATTTACTTTATCTAGTTTATTAGATATATTAAATGATTTATTATATTTTTTTCTTAGATTAGGAGTAATTAAAACATGCAATCCTATTTTTAATATTTTAATATCATTAATTTGTTCATTTGATAATTTTTTAATATTATTATATTTAGTAATTTTATTTTCATAAGCCATTATAATTTCTTTATTAGAAGCATTAGGTAGAATTTCAAATAATTTATAAAAATTATTTATATTATTCATTAATTATCTAAATAAAATTAACCTAACTTAAACTCAATAATTTAATGAATTAATAATAAAATTTGTTCTAGTTAAATTATTTGAAACTAATGAATCAATAAAATGAGATAATAAACAATTTTTTTTTTGATAAATCTTATTTAATAATAAATCAGGATTATATAAATTATTTTTTATTCCACCACCTATTTGAGGTATATTATTAATATATTTATTAAATCTAAAATGAGCGATTCTTAATTGAGAATCAAATAATAGTACATTATTTTTATTTAATATATTTTTAAAGTTTAAAAAATCAATTTGTAACGACATATTTATAATATATAAATTAAGAAAAAAGTTTAAAAAAAATGAAAATAATTTAATTTCATTTAAGAAAACATTCTCTATTAATACATAATGCTATCACTATATAATATAAATCAAGTAAAAACCTTATTTAATAAGACTAATAAAACAAATGAATTCGAAATTATGTTCAATAATTTTCGAACAGATAACAAATTATCTATAATCAAATTTATAAATTTATTAAATTTTGCTAAATTTCGATCTGAAAATGAAAAAATGCAAATAAATCAAGAAACAACACTTGATGTATTATATTGTTATTCTAATAATAATATTTATAGAGTTAGTATAGAAGGTATAGATAGAATTAATAAGATACTTAATTTGGTACATCAACGAAAAAATCATGTTATTTTTTCAATTTTAATATCTCAATTTGCAAAATCAGAAGGATTTACTTTTATAAATAAATTAAAAGATCCTAAGAATATTTATGATATTGATCAATATGATATTAGAGTTAGATTAAGTCAAGAAGAACCTATTGATAAAAAAGCAATGGAACAATTAGCTAATCTTCAAATTACAGAAATAGATAAAATTATTTATCGTTATAAACAACGTGTTAGTTTGATTATTAAATCAGATGAAAAAGTAGGTACTATTAGATTAGATATGACAATAATTAAAACAGCATCAAGTCCTGATAAATTACATGATTCTGATAAACAATTTGAGGTTGAATTAGAATATATTCCAAGTCCTAATGGTAAATTAATCGATTCAGTTTTATCTGAAATTAATAAAGAAGTTATTATTATTAAACAAGTTTTTGAAAATTCTAGCGAATTAATTAATAAAGAAGAAATGAATACAGTTATTAAAACGTATAAAAAACTAGTTTATAATTCTGAAACTGATAATTCAACTAATATATATTCTATGCAAGCTGTTTCTGCTGAAGTACAACATGTAGTTGACAAAATACCTAATAAGTATAGTGTAAGTGATAAACCAGATGGTGAAAAATTCCAATTATTTATTTTTAATGATCAAATCTATTTAATTTCAAATAACTTAATAATTAGAAAGACTTCTTATACAATAAAAGGTTTAAATCAGACTTTAATTGAAGGTGAATTAATTAAAATTCATGATTCTAATGTATATCTTTATATGATGTTTGATTGTATTTTTTATAATGGTAAAGATATTAGAAATGAAAATATATTGACTAATAGATTAAAATACATAAATGATTTTATTGATAAAATGAAAGTTAAAGTTTATAATGTTAAACCATATGAAGATAAATTTGATATTGTTAAACAAGAAAAACATTATAATGAACAAATAGAAAAATTTTATAATAATCTTAATAAGTTAATAAAAGAAGCAAAATCTAATGATATTATTTTTCATAATAAATTATTTTTGTTTCCATCAGGTGGAGATAATTCAGAAGTTTACTCTTTCAGTAATTTAATTTGGACTAGTTGTACTAATAATCAAAAAATTAAGTGTCCATATTTATTAGATGGTATTATTTATACTGGATTAGATCAAAAATATACAAGAGATAAAAGAGAACAAAAATATCCAATTTATAAATATAAACCTCCTCAAACTAATTCTATTGATGTTTATATTACATTTCAAAGAAATATGGAAACAAATGGTTATCTTGAATTTTATGATAATTCAATTGCAGGTTCAGGAATAAATAAAATATTTAGAGTTTGTAATTTTTTTGTTGGTGATTTAATTGGAAATAAAGAAGTTCCAGTACCTTTTATGAAAGAAGAAAATAATCATGAGGCATTTTTTATGCTTGATAGAGGCGAAGTTAGAGATGTAGAAGGTAATCTAATTAATGATAATACTGTTATTGAAATAATTTATATAAATGAACCAAGTATTCCTCATCAATATAGATGGAGCATTTTAAAAACACGGTGGGATAAAACAGAATCTGTTATAAGAGACAAAAAGAGATATGGTAATTTTAAAGAAAATGCAATTAAGATTTGGAAATCAATGATAGAAGCTGTTACAATTGAAGAAATTAAAAATTTATCTAGATCTGAAACTTATGTACAACAACAAAAACAGTTATCCAATCGTATTAATTCTAAAGTTATTTCATCTGAACGCGGTCAGGATATTTATTATCAAAAGATAACAAATTTGGGTAAATTATTTAGAGAATATCATAATTGGATAAAATCAATTCTTATTTATTCATATTGTTCTATAGGAAAAGAAAAACGAGATGGTAAAATGAAAAAAAAAAGTGTGCTTGATATTGGGTGTGGTCGTGGTGGTGATCTGATGAAAATGTTTCATGCTCGTGTAAGTGAATATATTGGTACTGATCCTGATTATGAAGGTCTTTTTGGTGCACTTGATTCAATAACTGTTAGATATCAAGCTAATGTAAATAAATTTCCTGATTTTCCTAAAATGACTTTTATTCATGCTGATGGTTCAGTTGAATTTAATGCTGATTTACAAGAAAAGAAATTGCAAGGTATTTCTTCTGAAAATAAGAAAATGATTGAAAAAGTATTTACTAAAGAAAAAAAATTTGATGTTATTAGTTCACAATTTGCAATTCACTATTTATTTGATTCAATAGCTTCTGTAGAACACTTAATATCTAATATTAAAAATTATCTTAAACAAGATGGTTATCTCATATGTACATTATTTGATGCTAAACAAGTTATGAATTTATTTGCAGGTAAAGATTTATTTACTTCTTGGTATACGGATGATAATGGTCAAAGAAATAAATTTTTTGAAATTATTAAAAAATTTGAAGGTGATTTTAAAGATGAACCAGGTATGTCAATTGATGTGCATATGAGTTGGCTCAATACAGAAGATAAATATATTACTGAATATCTTATTAGTCCTAAATTAATGATTAAAACTATGGAAAAAGCAGGTTGTGTTCTTGTTGATACTGATTTATTTGTTAATACTTATAATATTAATCGAGAATGGTTTATTGAAGTAATTGAACATGAAGAAAATCCAAAGAACAAAAAATTTTATAAAAATGTTGCTCAATTTTATGGAGATTTAAAAGGGTCTGATAAAGAATCAAGAATATGGAATGATTTATATAGATTCTATGTCTTTAAAAAATTATAAATTATATTTTAGTAATTTATAAATATTTATTTTAATTTAATTTTAAACTTAATTCAATATAAGGACTTATGTAAGGATAAAAAGTAGGAATATAAAGACTATCTAAACGATAAACATAAGGATCATACCACCAGTAATAAATAGGTTGTGTTGTAGGTAAGTATCTTCTAGCACGTTTATAAATATTATCTTCAAAAATATCTGAATCATCTGAATCAGATGAATCTTTCTTATATTTAGATTTTTTATTTTTCTTTTTGCCACCATCTTGATGGAATTTAGATTTAAAATTAGCTAATTTAGATTCAAAATTTAAGATAACTTCCTCTTCACCCTTAATAGTATATGGTTTAATATTAAAGTTAACTTCATCGTTTGTTCTACTTTCTTTAACTTCAAAATGATAATATTTACCTCCTCCCGATAAACCTTTTTGAATAGTAAAATGAAATCTAGGAATAGAATTATTAAAATGTTCAGATAAATTTTTATAAAATACATTTGCAGCCTCGTTTGAATTTATAGATTTAATTGTAGATTTAAAGTCACCTTCAATATGTGGATTTACTAAAACATAAGTATTAACCATATTTATATATATATATTATTAATTAGATTTTTTTTTTTATATTTAATCATTTTTAAACTTAAAAATTTTATAAATAAACATTTTAAAGAAAAACATTTATTAAATAATAATAAATGGTTAATATTTTAACACTTAAAACAACACAAGCCGCAGCTATTAAAATTGTAATTGATGCAATCAATTCTTTATTATCAGATGCTAATTTTGACTTTTATCCTTTAAATATTGATGATGATTCTGATAATGAAAATTTAGATTCTGAGTCTAAAAATAATTTTAATCATAAATCAGAATCAGACAATGAATTATCTGATGAAGAAATTAAAGATAAATCAACTCCAAATAATAGTGATAATAAAATTAAAAAAAAAAAAATTGGAGGTGTTGTATTAAAAGAAGTTAATAAAACTGGTAAAATTTTAGTATATATGAGATTAGATGCTGATAAATTTGATATATACTATTATAATTATCCTAAGAAAAAACTTACATTAGGTATTGATATTGGAAATTTATTAAAATGTCTTAAATGTATGAATCATTTTGATACAATGACATGGATGGTTGATGATGATGATATTAACAAATTGATTATTATTTTAGAAAGTACTGAAAGAAAAGAAAAGAAAACATTCAAATTAAATTTAATGGATATTGAAGAGGAAACTTATGATATTACTCCAATTCAATTTCCATATTCTATTACTTTACCATCTCAAGATTTTCATAAATATTGTAAAGATATGGCAGCATCTACTGATAAAATAGAAATTAAGGCAACCACAAATAAATTATTCTTTTCTGGTAGGGGTGAAATAGGTAATATTGAATTTGAGGTTGGAGAAACAAATGGAGGATTATCTATTGTTTCAACTACTTCAAATTCTAATGAAATAGTTCAAGGATTATTTGAATTAAAATTTTTATTAATATTTACTAAATGTTCTAATTTATGTAATCAAGTTACATTATTTTTAAAGAATGATTATCCAATTATTGTAACATATCAAATAGCTGCAATTGGTGAAATTAAATTAGTTTTAAGTCCAAGTAAATCAGACTAAAAATATTTTTAACTATGGCATATGGGCAATATAAATAATATCCATTCCCCATTTTTTTAGAATATTCTCATTTATTAATTTAAGACTATTATTTTTAGAATTTTTATTCCAAATTTTAATAACTGTATTATTATTTTTTTTTAAACAAACTGACAATCCAGTTATTTCATCTGAAATTGTAGGACATAATTTATCACATACTAAATATACTGATAAATCTTCCCATAAATCATCTGCTTGATCTTCTTGAATTTTAAATGACCAACAACCACCATTAATATTTTCTGGATCTTCCCAAATTGGAGTAACAGTATCACGCATTAAAAAAAAATGCTTATTAGTAACTCCACCTACTTTGTCCCAATTATTATAAAATTTCCAAAAGTCTTCAATTGATTGAATTTGATAAATTTGATTATAACCAGATAAGGTCCAATTATCTTTCTCATGATGATACCAAATATTCCAATTATATTTAAGTTTAGTATCCATTATAATTTATATATAATATTTTCTTTAATTATATTTAATTATTTTTAATTTAAAGTCTAAATATAAAATATTATAATATGAATAAAATTTATTTATGGTTATTTTATTCTAGAGATTTTTTAGTAAGAAATTTTATGGTTTCATCAAAAGCCTTAATATATAATAAACAATTAATTTATTTAAAGGGTCTTAATAATTTATTATATTTAATATTTAGGCTTTTACCTTTTTGTTTTGTTAAATCATTATTATATTTATTTAATATTGGAGTAATATATAAACAAGATTCTATTTATAATATAACTAATATTCAGCATAATCATATTATACCAATTATTTCATCCTTTTTATTTATTAAAGATGATAATGAAATAAATTTTATATCAAAAATAAAATATTATAATGGAAATATTCCTCTTCATTTTATTATTTATGAGAATAATTTAAAAGAATATAATAAAATAAAAATTAAATATTTTAATAAAGGTAAACTAATTGATAAAATATTTAATATTAATGATTTTATTAATTTACCTATATATAAAATATTTGAAAATTAATAGTAACCATAACTAGCTAATTTAGATTTAAGAGTACTAGTTACTGTTTCTAATATAGATGTCTTTAATTTAAGCTCTGAATTTGTATTTTTTAAATAATTCATATCAGAAGAATTTGATAGAGCTATTGATACACCTTGATCACATAAAGTTTGCCAATTTTCAATAGTACTTACTGCTTTATTTATAATATTTTTATCATTAAATGATAATTGTGCAGATGGTAAATTTGGATTAACAACTACAAAATTATTTACATAATTCATTGCACAATTAATTTCATCCATTACACCTACTAAAATATTTTTAGTATCATGAGCTGTCTTTGGTACCTTAATTTCTGAAGTAACTAAAATTGTATTTTTAAATTTACCAAAAACCTCGGATAAATTCCAAATTTTTTTTAAGGCATTTAATACTGCTTGAAGAAATTTTACATCATTAATTATATTTATATTTTGTAATCTTTTAGTAAAATTAGCAAATAATTCACTTAAATCATCTGCTGCTTTACTAAATTCATTAAAACCATCTATATCAATATCTAATTGCATTTGTTTGGTTTCATTTGCTATTTTTGATGCAGCTTTAAATAATTCTGCATAATCATCTATAGAACCTTTACCGTGAAAATCTTCACATTTAATTTGAAGAGCATAATGTCTAATTTCATTAACTAAATTATCTGATTCAGTAATAATATTATCATCATAATTATATTCAATTTTCTCTGTTAAATCTTCTTTAATTTGAGGTATAGCATTAGGATCTAGTGTATCAAAAGTTGTATGAGTTATAACATTAATATCAGGAATTTTAATTTGTTCATTAACTATTTTAATACTAGGTTCAATAATTATATTATCTAAAATAATAATTGGTTGATTATTAGTTGGTTGATTAGTAGTTGGTTGATTAGTAGTTGGTTGATTATCAATTGGTTGATTATTAGTTGGTTGATTATTAGTTGGTTGATTAGTAGTTGGTTGATTAGTAGTTGGTTGATTATCAATTGGTTGATTATTAGTTGGTTGATTATCAATTGGTTCATTATCAGTTTGATTTGGTTGATTTGGTTGATTATCAATTGGTTGATTAGTAGTTGGTTGATTATCAATTGGTTGATTATTAGTTGATTGATTATTAGTTGGTTGATTATCAATTGGTTGATTATCAGTTTGAGTAGTTTGATTTTCAGTATCAGAATTTGCCATAACTAGCTATATACTTTAATATAGAAATTATAAAAAAACTATATTAAAATTTTAAAATTATTATATTATAATATTAAAATAAATTTGATTACAAAAAATATTAATTTATTATGTAATATAATATAAAAATGGATACCCAAGATTTAATTTTAGCCATAATAATTATTGGTGTTCTTTTTTGGTATTTTAATATTAGATGTACAACTAAATGTATTATTTATAATCCAAAATGTTTAGATATAAAATATATTAAACAAAACTTTAATTAATTTTTTTATAATATTATCAAATAAAAATTTGATAAAGTTATATAGTTAGTTTCTATTTTATTTTTAATTATATCCAAATAGACAATGATTAAATCCTTCCATATATGTATAATCATAAGTTTCTGTATCTTCTAAAATATCACATGGTTTAATAAGTAAAGCATCTGACATATGGATATACCAAGTAGATAATATAGATTTACATTGTGAAAATTCAAATCTTATATTTGGATTTTGTAGTATTAACTTTAATTTATATCGAAGCCAATTTTGAAAAGTTTTATTAGAAAGAAACTGACTCAAAGTTAACTCACGCTTTTCTTGTTCTATTGTAATAAAGGTTGGTTTATCTGTATCATTGATTTCTAATGTAAATATTATATCATTTGTTATATTATTTTCAACTTGATTATCCTTAATAAAATTTAAAATTTTCTTGATAAGAGTATTACCATATTGGTCCCACATAATATTATTTAATTCAAAGTTAATATGTGATATCATTATTATAAAATATAAAAATAAAATATAAAAACAAATTTTTTTCATTTTTTTACATATAAATTAAGGTAGTAGACGGTGTTCTCTTATATCTAACAACTCTTCCAACTTTTTCTGAGCTTTATCATGATCTTTCTTTGCAGCTAATTCCAGAAATTCTATAGCTTTATCTAAATTTTTATCTTTTCTAGCAATAGCATCACCGCTCTAAATATAAATTTTTAAACTTTGTAAATTTTAGATTTCCTATGTTTATTTGATTTTTACTATTCTTCTTACCTTTATAAAACTAGAGGGGTATCAAAGTCAATTTCCCTATCATTGTCCCAAGCCTTACTATCCTCAAACTCCATATCTTGCAACTCAGATAAAGCTGTATTATGCCCATTATCTGCTGCTAATTTAAACCATTTTTTAGCTATTTCACGGTTAATAACACCCGCTTGACCGTCCTGATACATATAACCTAACATATATTGAGCATCTGGATGATTATTTTTTGCTGCTAACATAAAAAATTTTTTAGCTGTATCCATGTTTTGAATACCGTAAGATTCATCATAATAGATATGTCCCATCAGATTCTGGGCATCTGCATGACCGTTATTTGCTGCTAACTCTAACCACTTTTTAGCTGTATTTATGTCTTGATTAACATAAATGTTATCAAAATATATCTTTCCTAGTAGATACTGAGCATCTACAATGTCATTATCTGCTGCTAAAATTAACCATTCTATAGCTGTGTCAATATTTTGTTCAACACCCTTGGCAGATAAATACATCTGTCCTAATATATACTGTGACCAATGATATCCCTTAATTGCACCTATAGTGTATAATTCTACAGCTTCTGTAAATTTACGATTATTATAATAATAACTGGCTGCTTGATATTGTAATGCATAATCTTTAATTTCTCCTAAATCTTTAAATTCTAAAAATTTTTTAATATCAGTATCTAATTCGGTATCTTTTTCTGTATATTTTGAGATAACTGTTAAAAATTCTACTTTGAATAATTTATCTTTTTGAGATAGGTCAGGTTTATCGTGTATAAGTGTTAAACTACCATTTTTAACAACATATAAATTATTATTTGAAGTCTTTAATAACTCTTTCCACTGACAATTATGAACTACTTTATTATTATCATTATAAAATTTTTCTTTTTTATTACAAATAAATAAACAACATACATGTTCATCTATAACTATCACTATACCTAGATCATTATTATCATCAAAAATTATTTTATTAAAATTATCATAATAATTTTTACACCTTTGGAAATTTAAAATGCCGATTTTAAAGGCAAAAAAATAAATCCAAATAATGTAAAAATTTGATTATAATCCGTCGCGGAACGGATATGAATTTTTAAGGTGCTGTTCTTGTAAATATAGTTGGTCGTTTTCCTGATTTAAAAATTGTTTCAACTATATATAACATATTTTGAACAGCGTTCTTATCTCTGTTATGGATTATTTCGCACTTTGGCTTGATGTCTGTATGACATAATAATCCATGAACAAGTTCATTTTTTTTATCTTTTATTAATTTTGGTTTATTGCTTTTTCTTTCTAAAAATGATTCTATTTCTTTATGACAATGATTACATAATTTGGATGTTCTAAATTCATTTACAAGATAAGTTTTATAACCTGCATTTTTAAATATTCTTCTAAATTTTTTTAGAATTACGGGTTCTTTTCCTTTCATATTATAATCACCTTTATCGTAATCACCGAGACATATAATAGAATTTTTACTATCTCCAAATTTATTTTTGAAATTTGTAATCATTTTAGCTTCACTTTTTTGAGTATTTATAAATCTATTTAATTTTAGCTTTCTAAATATTTTTTGTTGATAATGGTCATATAATATTTTATTTAATTTGTTCTTTTCAATTATATATTCTTTAAATTTATCATAATTAATTGTTTTACTATTATATTTTGATAATACTATTTCTAATTCTTTCACTGTTTTCTCATTATATTTTGTTTTTTTGTTAATTGTATCCATTATTTTATTATATTTTTTTATTCTTGTTTCTACACGCCTTTGATTTTGTGTATATCTAAAAGTTTGTAATTTACCTTTTTCATCTTTAGAACCACAATAAATTAGGTCTGAATGCCCAGGATCGATAGTAATTATTTTCTTATTTTTTAATTCATCTGTAATTTCTGTTTGTTCAATATAATCAGTATTTATTTCTTCGCACATTTTCTTATTTTTAATTGTTTTCTTTAATATTTTTCCGTCTTTATCTAATCTAACAAATAAAATACAACAAGAAATACCATCAGTTCTTATCATATAATTAAATCCGTATTGTTTTTTATTAAATACTTTTTTATTTAACTTAAAAAATTTTTCCCATAATATATATTGGTTATCATCATCTTTATAATTTTTTAAATGTTCTGATGTTGATTCTTTACCTAAAAAGTTTGAAATTAATGCACAAGTATCAATAACAATATTTTTAGATACGATATTAGTCCTTAATGGCAATACATTAAATAATCTTATTTCTTTCTTATCTTCTGTTGATTCACTATTTATTTTTTCTAATTTAGAAGCTAAATAAAACATTGATTGTAAATAATCTTGTGTGTTTGATTTTAAGTCATAATAAATTAAATCTTTATCAAATTTAGTTTTATTTTGATATAATTTTTTTCTTTCTTCTATAATCCATTTATGATATTTTTCATCAGCTGTTAATTCATTAAAAGAAATTAAATCATTTTTAACTTTTTTAAATTCATCAGTTAAATTTTTATGTAATTCTTTCCTTATTAATTTATCTTTATTATCTTTAGTAATTTGTTCTCTTTTACTTTTGATATCAAAATTTATATTAACATATTTATTCAAGTGATCTAAAAAATGTTCTTGAATGTTATTATTTATATTCGTAATCATATCAATAGCTTCATATGCTAAAATATAGCTTAATTTATCATAGTAAATAACATCATCTTTAACCATTAAAGGTTGATAATGTTCTTTATAAAATTTAGTTAACTCTTTTAGTTGGTCAGGCATTTTATCTTCTTTGTATCCACCAGAACCACATTTACGAATTGTGATGACTTTAAAAATATCACAAATAAATTCTTTATCTAATAATGGAAACTTGTTATTATTTTCATATAAATGTAATAAATATAATTTTAAGAATTGGTATGTATGAATAACAATTTTATTAGTTCTTAAAACTAATTCATTGATAATAGGTAATATTGAATCATCTTTCAAAATATTTAATAAATTATCTTTATTAGTCTTCATATAATCAAAATTTTCTTCATCATTTTTCTTTTGTTTAATTTTGGGTTTTGTTTTTTTCATATATATTATATAATACAAATATATATTTAAATAGTTTTAATTAAAACTATACTTTTTATTTAAAGATTTATTAATAATTTATATTAAATGATAAAATTTGGAAAACATAAAGGGAAATCTTATTCATATATGGTAGAAAATGAAAAGGCTTATTGCATGTACGTATTAAATCAAACTGAATGTTCAGGGATATTCAAAGAATTTCAAGATTTTCTTAAGAAAAATAACCAAAAATTATATAATATTAATGAATTAACAAATTTATATGGTATTAATTGTTCTGAATTAACAAATTATATGTTTAATGATAAAAATGTAATTAGTATAATTAAAGATATTAATATAAATACAATAAATAAGGCAAAAATAAATAGAACTGATGAAATTCGACCTGCCTTATTTGGTCAATTTATTGATTATTTAGTTAGATATGAAATATCAAAAATTAGTAATATTCAATTTAGAGATGCGAGAACAGAAAGTATAATTAATGATCATCAATTTATAAAAGATAGTTATTTAAAATTGCAAAATAATAATAACGTATCTCTAATTGATGTATTAAATGTTAGTATAAGTCATTCTTTATCTTTTGGACACAAAGATGATATTAATTATAAAAATTATAAACAAGAAATTATTAGTAAAAAATCTTACGAAAACATAATTGATTATATTAAAGAAAAAATAAATAACAAAAAAAATATTTTACTAAATCCAACATTAGGAAATAGTGATTTAGGTATTTCTGCCGATGCTGACTTAATTATAGATACTGAACTAATTGATATGAAAGTTAGTAACAGTATTGGTTTAAATGTAAATGATTTTATTCAATTAATAGTTTATGCTACTCTATATTATCTACAAACAAATATTATATGTGAAAAAATAAGTATTTATAATCCAATATTGGGAAAAGAAAATTATATTATGATAAATATAGATATTATAAAAAAATTTATTAATATTTTAGAAAATTATAATATTGGTAATCATCTTGAGATAAATAAATCATTTACTTTTATTACACCCAGTATTAATGATATTAATCATATTAATCGGAATGAGTTGGATTTAATACACATAATTAATTTTATAGCTAATAATAATGACATAGAAAAATATAAACTAAACAAAAAGAACGGTTCAAAATGGAAGAAAATTGAGGAACAATATAATAAAATTCTAAATGAATTATTGAATGATGCAGAAAAAAAATATAATATAAATGGCAAATATGAATATGAAATTAGTTGGCATGAATATTTCCGTTCATTACAATTACAAATTTATCCTGATTCAACAAGTAGTATTTTGTATGGAAAATTATCTTTTGTTTATGACAATGAATTAAAATTAGAAGCTTAATAACTTTATTAATAAATATTAAATTATATTTATTAATTATCTTTATTTTCTTGTTTATCTTTTCTTTTTAGATACGCATTTTTACGCCATTCTTTTATTTTTTCTGGATTTTCTTCCTTTATTCTTTCCATATATTTTTTAGCTTTTTCTTTAACTTTATCAGAATTATTTTCATAATATTTTTTATGACCATTTGAGTTTGTATATTTTTTTAATTTTTCTTCTAATTCTATATTCTTCTTTTTCAATTCTTCGTTTTCATTTTTTAAATTGTTAATTTCTTGATTTTCCATTAATATTATTAATAATAAATTTTTAAATATTTTATATTAATAGAAATGTCTAAACATAAAAGTGAAGATTATAAAATTTCGGCTGTTAAATATTTTATAGAAAATAATGATACACAAGAAAATGTATGTAAAATTTTCAAATGTTCAGTTCGTAGTTTATTAAGGTGGACTGAAAGATATAAAGATGATGATGAAATAAAAAGACATAATAGGAAACCGATTGCTTATAAAGTTACTAAAGAACATGTTAAATTTATTTTGAATGAAATTAAAAAAGATAAAACTATTACTACAGAAGATTTATTAATAAAAGTTAAAGAAAAATTTAAAGATATTGAATTATCAAGAAGGCATATAACCAATATAATAAGAGATACCAATAATTCATTAAAATTAACAAGATTTCGTCATGAACCAATCAAAAGATTTGGTAAAGATATTAATATTAATGAAAAAATTAAAGAATTTTATAAGGAGATTAAAAAACATAATTTAAATGATATAATTTCGATTGATGAGACAAGTGTAAGTTCATTAATGAAAAGAAATCATTGTTATAGTGAAGTTGGTAAAAGATGTGTAATAAAAACTACATCTCAAGAAGTATTTAAGAAATATACGGCAATCTTTGCAATTAATAATAAGGGAGTTATAGGTTGGGAATTATATGAAAAAGGAGGTATAGATAGTGATAGATTGAGTATTTTTTTAGAAAAATTCATAACCAAAAAATATAAAAATAAATTAATTATTCTTGATAATGCCAGTTCTCACAGAAATGAAAAAATAAAAGAATTAATAAATAAGAATAATAAATTATTATATAGTATTCCTTATCAACATTTTACTAATTGTATTGAAAATTATTTTAGTATTTTTAAATCAAAGATGAGAAAATTAGAAGGATTAAAACATACAGAAATAAAAGATAATATATTAAAAGTTTTAAAAGATATACCAAAAGAAACATTTGAAAATATTTTTAAAGGAAGTTATAATAGGAATGATATTTATGTAAAAAAGACATCTAGTAGAAAGAAAAAAATTAAAAATTATTTATAAAAATCGGCGTTTTAAATTTCCAAAGGTGTAAAACTAACTTTATAATCTAAAAAAAATATTGATAATAAATTACAAAATAAATACCACGATTCTATCCCTTCACGAAAATCAGAACGTATTATATGTTTGTCTACAAATAGGTTTTGAAAATTTTCTGCAATCCGTCTTTCACATCTTCTTGGATTATCTTTTAGCGGCATAAATTCATATTTTGATATTTTTGTGCTAATTGGCTGTTCTATAATTTTAGCATAATATCTTTCACAAAATTTATGTAAAATATTGTCTACATATTTCCTTTTTTGTGTGTCAAAGATATTATAACGTTCAAAAACATGTGTAAATAATTTAATATTTCTTTTTATTTTACTATCTATAAAGTTAGATATGTTTCCTTTTATCCTTGCATTTTCTACAATAGGGTGTAGAGGTTTTAGACTTAATCTTATTGTGGAGTCAACATTTTGGTAAAATAATATCATTATTTCATTAAGTTGGTTACTTGTTAAATGTCCAAAACATAAAATCATTAGTATTGAAACTGCCCAACATGTATCAAGTGCATTTGTATATCCTTTATCACATGGTACAATACCTCCACCATATTGGTTATTGTCATATTTTAAATTTAAATATTTTGTTTTATATTTTATATATTTATTGTAATAGTCCATATATATATATATATATATATAGACTATTTTTTACATTAAATTATGTCATTTTCTAACAAAGTTAAAAATTAATAAATTTAAATGAAGATTTAATTTTGTCATTTAGAGTAGTGCACATTTTACACCCTTGAAGATTTAAAATGCCGATTTTACTCAACAAAAAAAATACTCAAGGTTTGCCCGTTGCAGAGCGTGTAAATTATGATTTTGTTAAGGTGACAGCCTTAACTCACTAATTATAAACATAACTTAATAAAATTAAATAAATTTTGATAATATATATAAAATAAAAATAATATAGTTTTTATTGTTAAAAAGGCTAGCATCTAAAATACTACCCTTTTTAATAGATTAATATAAATATAATAACTATTGATTAAATATAATAACTATTGATTAAATATAAAATTTATTTTAAATCATCATTAACTAATAAAATAGTTACCACATTAATATAAAACTCATGATAGTTTATTGTGTTTTAATCAAATATTTAATACATATCTGTAGGATTATGGCTTCAACTATTTGTTTATAAAAATTGATTTATTAAATAATTTGATTTTAAATTATTTAATAAAACAAGACAAATAATGGATAAATTATTTTATTACTCTAAATCAAAAGATGTTAATGCCGGTAAAGGGAAAAATGAAGTTGTTTCATCAGAATGTGAAACATTCTGAGGTAAGAACTCATACTTTGTATGAGTTGTTTCAGATCCTAACAAATATAAAGATTTAAATAAAATTAAAAATTGGCGCCAAATCTTATCAAATTTTCATGAATATCCATTTACTTACAACAATTTTAGATATAATACAATAGAACATTGTTTTCAATCTCAAAAAATAAAATTAGTTAGTAATGAGATTGCTCATAATTTTACGATTGATAGCGGACACATAATAGGTCAAGGTGGTGGTGAAATTGCTAGAAAGAATAGAAAAATAGTAATACTTAATAAAGAACAATTAGGTGTATGGGATGAAAACAAAGATGTGATAATGAAAGATATTTGTCATAAAAAATATATGCAATGTGCCATTTATAAAAGAGTATTGGATCTAACAATGGATGCTGAATTGTGGCATATTATTGTCAGAAGCAAATATCCACTACATACAAAATATTTAGAAGAAATAAGAGATATTATATAAACTAACAATTTTTTAATATGGAAGTAAATTTTAATTTATTAAATATCTATGATTTTTGAGTTTTTAGCATAAGTAATTTCATTTCTAATAATTCATTCTTTTGATTTGCTAATAAAATATCTTTTTGTTTTAATTCTAAATCTTTGTCTTTTAATTCTAATTGATGTTTTAATTCTAATATATATTTTTCTAATTGTATTATTTTATTATTAATCTCTTCGTATCTTCCAATATATGAATTCTGTATCATCTTATAATGTTGTTTTATTTGATTAATATTTTTATTGTTAATCACTATTAATTCTGATTTATTATCCGATGATATTTTATTTGATTTAAAATATTGTCTTATATTAGTTTCTGCATCAAATATATATATTATGGATCTATCATAAGGTTGACCAAACTATAATATAATTATAATAATGATAACAAAAATGATAACATAATAATAATAATGATAACAAAAATGATAACATAAAATCATAGCTAGTAAAATAATATATCATATATATTACAATAAAATCACTAGTTGATTCAATTTAAATGTTATATAATAATGGTAACATAGATATAACACGTGAAAAATATTTAAATAAATATAATATTATATTATAATGAATAAAAATTATAATTGTAATATTTGTAAAAAGAATTATAAATCCTATACTGGTTATTGGTTACATAATAAGAAATATCATAATGATACAGTATATATAAAACAAGTTGACTCATCCATATATATGATACCCGTATTAAATAATTCTAAAGAAAAAAATAAAATTACGTTTGATAAAAAACAAAGTTTTTTCCCAAATGAAACAACTCATAATATGAAACATTCTGATAAAATAAAATGTTGTAAATTTTGTAATAAACAATTAGCAAATCGCCATAGTTGTTGGAGACATGAACAGAAATGTAAATTATCAAATAGAAAAACATTAGAAGAACAAATTAAAAATTTATCAGATGAAATTAAAGAGATTAAAGAAAATAAAGTAAATGCACATAATACGACAAATAATTCACACAATATAAATAATTCACATAATACAACTAATATTCAATATATTATAAATCCACCATCAAATAGTTCAATAAAACATATATCATATAAAATGCAAAAAGATATATTAGATAAAGGATTAAATAGTCTAATATATTTAATAGAACTTGTTAATTTTAACAAAACTGTTCCTGAAAATCATTCTTTTTGTGTAACATCAATAAATGATACATATGCATCAATGATTGATGAAAAAACTAATAAAGTTATTAAAACAAATAAGTGCGACTTATTTGATACAGTATTAACTGCTAATTTAGAGACACTTGAGAAATTAACAAATAATCCAAAGTTTTCAAGTAAAGAACGTGATGAATATAAAAGTAAAATTACTTATTTAAAAACATCAATACATAATAATATTAAATATATGAAAAGATACAGAAAAGATATTAATTTAATTTCATATAATAATAAAGAAATAATAAAAGATACATGGGAAAATTTGAAACCAGTTGAAGATAATCAATCAGATTCAGATGATTCTGGATATTATTCTGGAGATAAGCCAAAAGGTTTTGATGATTTAATTGAAAAAATACCTCAAAATGAAAAGCCGTATTTTCTTAAATCGCATGCAAATATACCTGATTTTCTTAAATTACGTACCAATATATCTGATTTAGATACATCAGAATCAGATAGTGATTCTGAAAATTGCGACTATCATGAAATAAAAATTAAAGGAAAATCATATATACTTGAAGGTTCAGATGTATATATTAAAACTGAAAGTAATGAAAAAGGTAAACACTATGGACTTTATTTTGCAAAAACAGGTAAAGTTAAAAAAAATCTTATCTAATAATTGTATTTTTAATTTCATAATCTCAAGATCTTTCTTTAACATTTTTATTATGTAATTAATTGTGTAACATTTCTATTTGATAATTAATATTTAATATTTCTAATTGATAGTTCAAGTCTTTGTTTATCAACCATTTTCATTAATTCTTTTGGAATAATAACGAATTCATCTTCCTTATCAAAATTAAATTTAGTATTAAATATCTGTTTATGCTTTTGATATATATTGTGAATAAGAATAATATTTATTGTAAATAAAAAAATTGATTATAATATTTATTATTTATAATATAAATAAAATAAATGTTATTTTATGCAGTTGCAAATGGTAGAAATATTGGTATATTTCTAAATTGGAATGATTGTAATACTTCTATTAATGGTTATAAAAATGCTATATTTAAAAAATTTAATACAAAAGAAGAAGCAGAAAAGTTTATTCAATTTAATAAAAATATTAAATCTAAACAAAAAGATATTATTGATTTTAATGCTGATTATTATGTTTATACAGATGGAGCATGTTCATTATCCAAAAAATCTTTAGATTTTTCGGATAATTTAGCTGGAGAAAAAGTTAAAACTTTTTCTCCAGGTTCATTAACAAATTTGGCAAAGCCAAATTTGTTAAGTAGCATGCTAGATTTTGAATCTAAAGATTCAAAACTAGCAGGTTCTAATAATGGAAAATATAATGCTATTGCAGGAATTGGTATATTTTTTGGTATAAATGATCATCGTAATATATCAAAAAAAATAGAAGGAAAACAAACAAATAATACAGCAGAATTAACTGCAATTATTGAAACTTATAATATTATAGAAAATGATATTATAAATGGTAAAAAAATAATAATTGTAAGTGATTCAAAATATGCTATATTATGTGTATCTTCTTATGGTGAAAAATGTTATAAAAAAAATTGGAATATAGAAATACCAAATAAAGAATTAGTTAAAACAGCATATGAATTATATAAAGATAAACCAAATATTCAATTTATGCATATAAAAGCACATACAAATAATACAGATATTCATTCATTTGGTAATGATAATGCAGACAAATTAGCAAATATAGCAATTAAATTAAATAACTATTAAGTAATATTTTAATCTAATAATTTATCAAGAAAATTATAAATATCAGTATTAGTTTCTAATTTAACTTTTGAAGTAATAGATGAAGAATCTAGTTTATAAAGTGAATCTTGAAAAGATATATGTTTAATAATTTTTCCAATTATAAATTTAGTTGGTTGTAAAATAAACCATGAAAATATATTTTTTTTAATTTTAACTATTTTTGAATCTAAATAATTATATGAAGATGTAATTAAAAATCCATATTTAGTTTTATTAAGCATAATAATAAAAATATTAAATTGATAAATAATAAAATGCATAATTATATTTATTAAATTAATAATACTATCTGTAAAATTAAAATTATTATTATAAGTAATATTAGTTTTATAAGTAATTGTTAAAAATAAATAAATTAATATTGCATCAAATAAAGAACCAAATAATAGTATAAATGTGGTAAAAAACAGTAATTTTAAAAGTTCCATTAAATATAATAATATTTATTGTTTAAGATATTTTAATTAAAAATTATATAAATTTAATAAATAAAAATTGAAATATTAAAACTCTATTTGTTGCTTTGCGTTAAAGATATGTGAAACATGTTTTTGATATCAAAACACAACAGCGGTCATGACAAGGAATGGCCGTCATTGCCTTCGCTTGATACACAAGCCATTATGAAGGCAGAAGTCGCAGCCCGAAAAACCCTGGGGATTCCTGGGCAATCCGGCACTGGGCCATCCATACTCATTGGAGTATGTCCTCTCTGTATCGGAAAAGTATTCAACACGCAGAAGTTCGCGCAAACAACTCTCAAGCTTATTGATAACGGGGTATACGGGACTTGTAACGTCTATGCCCATATGGTATGCCCGCGAAAATGATAACAAGTTATTCAAAAATAATTTTATTTTTGAATAATTTATATTAATTTAATTAAAAATTATGTAAATGTAATATAATCTTACTTAAAATTAAACTACCTACAATATCAGTTGGATAATGAACTCCTAAATACATTCTACTTAAACCAACTAAATAAGGTAAAAAACTAAGATTAATACCAATATTTTTTTGTAAAATATAAGATAATAAAAATGCATTCAAAGTATGGCCAGATGGAAATGAATATGTATCAAAATTCATCAATTCTAATAATTTAATATCTTTATCAACTATAAAAGGTCTTTCTCTTTTTATAATATATTTAATAGTAAAAATTATAAATTGACTAGAAAATAAAATAAAAACTTGAAAAGTATTAATTTTTTCAATTAAGTATAAAAATAAAACAATTATTATATATAATTTACAATGAAATAGACTAGAAATAAGTCTCATTAGTTTGGTAACTATATTTTTATATTTACTAGGTAATTGTTGAAGATATTTAATTATATTTATTTCAGTATCTTCTTTCATAATTATTTGTTATAATTAATTAGATATTTATTTTATAACTGATCATAATTTAAAATAATTTTAATTTAATTATTTTCTAGAATATTTAAATAATATGTTAAACCTAATTTTTTTAACAATAATTTTATATATCATTATTCAACATTTTATAGAAGAATCAGATGATGTAATATCAGAAATAAAAAAAGAATCTAATCCAATTGTTTCACTAAATTCACTAAAAGATAATATAAATGATACACCTCAAAATAGAATGGGTATTACTGCTATTAATAATCCTCCTAAAGTTTTATCAGAAGCAAGACCTTTAATTCATTTGGGTACTATTCCTGTAGGTTCAAATAACCAAATTAAAAAACCTTTTTCTGATAATAAAGATTCTGAGTCTAAAATTATGGTATTTGATAAACCTAATCCATGGACTAAAATTATTATAGTACCATTAGAAGAATATCCATACTTTTTTCATATTAAAGCTAAAATTCCATCATTAAATGATTTTGAAAGTTGGAAAAAAGTAATTCCAAATATTAATTTTGATCCAAGAGCGGGTGAGTTAATTATTCCTAGTAAAGATGAACCTAGTGCATTAGCATTAGTTAATTTAATATTAATAAATTTTTCTGGTCAAATGTCTATGCAAAATATTTTAGAAAAAAATTTAATTCAAATTTCAATTGCAAAAGCAAAAACACACGAATTAGTTCAAACTAAATTAAGAGAACAAATTATGGAAAATATATATGGTAAACAATTTAATTCAGTACAATCTAATTATCAACAAGATTTAGCAAAGGAAAAAACGAGAGACCCAGTTATATCTCAAAATTCAAGTAATCCTGATAGAATTGATTTTAAGAGTGAGTCTTTTAGTGATACATTTGAACACTTTTCAGATAATTTAAATGAATCTAAAAATATAGAAGCATGGGATGGAAATGACTTTTCTTATTTATAATAAAATTTTATTTATGTTGAACAATCCACCAACTATAAAAATTAAGTAGAGAGTGTGTTGAAATAATTTGATTAGAATCAATTACTTTCCAATTAAATTTATTTAAATAATTAGTAATTAATTCTTCACTAATTAATGGTTCTTTTTTAACTTCAGTATGAGTCCATTCAAACTTATAACTTACAAAATTATCTTGAACTTTTAAAAATGAATTCGATTCATACCATTCTGTAGAATCAGTTGGTTTAACAAAGTTGAATATAAATTTGGTTTCTTCATGAACTATTTCATTAAGTTGAGACCAAAATTCTTCTGTACAAAAATGCATTAATGAAAAGTTAGCAATTACATAATCATATTTAATTTTATTATCAAAACTAAACCATTTATTTTTAGTTGTTTTCCAATTAGTTGATAAATTACACGGATTAAATTGATAGATATTTTGATTTTCATCATAAATATTTAATGCTCTAACTAATTGTTTAATATCAGCATCAAGACCAAGATAAGACTGTGGATTATATTTTTTAATTAGTTCTATTAATTTACCTCGTCCACAACCCAAATCTAACCATTTTTTATTAAAAGATGGATTTAACATATTAATTTTTTGTTCCAATAAATTATTTTGAGCTTGAATAGTTTGAATTAATTTAATTGATTTTAATGATTTATTTGTATTATAATAATAAGATTCTATATCATTTAAATCATTTGACCAATCATAATTTAATATATTAATTATATTATCAATTACATAATAAGGATTTGGTTGTTTTTTATCATATCGATATTCACCAACTATAAATCTTAAAACTGATTTTATATCAAATTGAGGATAACATCTATATATTCGATTTTCTTTCTTTACTTGTGTAGGATTAATAATCATATAAGACCAATCATTTTTATTTCTATCAACCCATTTCTTGCCATCAAACATCAAATCAATTGTCATTAAAGTTTTTGGTTTAATCTTAATTTCTCTTTCACCATTAATAGGACTTAAAATTAATCCATCGCAATTATATGGATCTGATGATTTAAGTTTTGAACTAAATTCATCAATTTGTTGAATAAGTTGTTTATAAATAGTTTTATCAGAATAATGATTATATACACATGCAAATTTAGGATACCATTTAATTGTAAAATGTTGATTTTCATTTATAAATTTTTTAATATTAATTCTTTCTTTTTCCATTATTTTAAACATATCATCTAAATTATTAATATTTTCAATATAAGTTGTATCAGTATTTAAATGGGCTTGTCTAAGTATATTATATCTATCAATAATAGTAGTATTTGGAATATCTATATCAAAAACTAGATATAAATCTAAGTCTTCAATATATTCTGCTTTAACTTGATACTTTGAAATAAGTGCTGTTTGAGGATAAATTCCAATAGGTAAATTATTAATTAAAATACCATCTGCTTTTTCTCTAAGTAAAAAATTTTTATAAATAATTAATTCTCCAGGAAGTAAATGTCTTGGAGGTAAGTTAGAAAATTTTTGTTTATATTTTTGAAAAATATTAGAACCGTTTGCCAAAACAGGAATTGTATTATTTGGAGCAAAATTTTTAATTTCATTAAGTATATCAAATAATTTAACATTTCGTTGAATAAATTTAAATTTACTTTTCTTTTTAGCAATTAAACGTAATTTATGTAAGACTTTATTCATAATAATAATAATTCTAGTAGGATCTATTTTATTTGAATAATTAAATACTGGTAAAAATCTAGTAAAAATTAATATCTGAAAATTATATTGATAAACAGTTGGCATAAGTATTAAATATTTTGTTATCAAATTATTATTTACTAAAATATTTAATACTAGTTTATTCAAATTAACAAAATTTAAACTAATTAATAAATTATTCCAATTTATATTTTTAGTAATTAATAAATAATTTTCAATAACAATCTTTTCAATTATTGATGTATCGATTATTTTAAACTTATAACAATTATACGTATATAATGATAATATAATTTGAGCACTTATTTTTTCTTCATTTGTTTTTAAACTGCTAAATATTTTATTAAATTTACTAAAAGGCATATTCCATTTTAAATTATATTCAGGATAATCAACTAGTAAATTAGTTTCTTGAGTATTCATAATCTTTCGTATTAAATTATTAAGTGATTCATATGAATGTGGTTCATTATAATAATAATTATGAACTTCAAATAATACTTTTTCATGAATAAAAGTACTAATCATGTGTTTGAAATAAGGAATTAGACTAATTTTTTGAGATAAAATTTTAATTCTTCTAAGTTGATATTTTGGAGGTACCTTTGAATATGCTAAAACAGTAATAAAATTATTAATTACATTATTATTTTTTTGAAAAAATAGTTTATCATGATTATCAATATGTTTCAAAATAAATTTATATAATCTATCATCTGAGTTACCAATTGAGTTAATATAAATTTGGTGAAGAATATTTGGATTAATACTTTCTAATTTTTTATTTTTTGTTTTATCAAGCCAAAAAAAGAAAGTTAATAGTGTTCCTTTTGTAGCAGCTGTGTATAAAAAAGGTAGAATATCATTATCTGATTTTATTATCTTATTAATATATTGATTTAATCTACAAAGTAAAAAACGACCTTGACTTGATTTAGTAAGTTTATCTAAAAGTATTTTTAATAAAAAGTTATCAAGATTTACTATTTCAGTGTGAGATATTTGAGGTGATTGATAAATCTCAATAATCTTATCTATAGAAAATCTAAATAATTGATAATAAAATTCCATCTTAAAATTTTTATTAATAGTATCAGGATTTGTTATTTGTGTAGTATTATTAATTAATTTTGTTATTAATATAATTTTATCAGAGTTAGATAATTTATCAAATTCTTTTATATAACTTAGAGTTGGATATTGTATAATTAGTTTACCATTAGCATTATATGTTGGAACTAAAAAAACTTTAGTATCAAGTTGTGACATTATTGTATTTAAATTAAATATTAGTTTAATATAATTTCAATTTTTTATATCAAAATCAAATAATTTATTCTAAGTAAATAATAATATGGTAAATAAAAACGACTTATCAAAAGTCAATATAACTAAAGAATTTAAAAAATATAAAACTCCTATTTCTAATCAAAAAATGGAAGAGTTTTGTTTACCTAAAAAATTTACACTTCAACCTCCACAAAAACTTTTACCTGATTTATTAAGTAGCAAATCTAGTCCTTGGACAGTTTATGAATATATTAGAGGTATTTTAGTATTTCATCAAATTGGTGCTGGTAAAACTTGTACAGCTATATCTATTGCTGAAAAATTTAAAAAGAAATTAAATATAATTGTTGTATTACCTGCTGCTTTAATAGGTAATTTTGTTAATGAATTAAGATCAGAATGTCCTGATGATGAATATTTAACAAATGAAGAAAGAAATAAATTAAAGAATCTAAAACCCGGTGATACACAATTTGAAAAAATTATTGAAAAATCAGATGAACGTATTAAAAAATATTATACTATCTATTCATATCATAAATTTGTTGCATTAATTCAAGAAGAAAAAATAAAAAAACTTAATGATTCATTATTAATTATTGATGAAGTACAAAATATGATTTCACTAAATGGTACATTTTATAAATTATTAAAAAAAGTTATAGATTCATCTAATGATTCTCTTAAAATAATTCTTCTTAGTGCTACCCCAATGTTTGATAGACCTGTAGAAATTGCTCTAACTTTAAATTTACTTAAAAAAGATGAACTACTCCCAGTAACTAAATTTAATCAAGAATATATGCAAATTAAAACAACATCAGAAGGAACAACTTATAAATCTATAAATATGAAAGATTTTAGATCCAAAGTAAAAAATTTAATTTCTTATTATAGAGGAGCTCCACCTCAAGCATATCCAGAAGCTAAATTTAAAACTATAAAATGTAATATGAGTGAATTCCAATATAAAGGTTATCTAACTAGTTTAAGTACTGAAGATAATTTTATTAGAGGTTCATTCAAAGGAGTTGATATTTTAAATTTACCACAAAATTTTTTTTTAGGTCCAAGAATGATTTCGAATGTCGTATTTCCAAATAAATCTATTGGTGAAATTGGATTTGGTTCATTTAGAGGTCAAGCTCTTCAAATACAAAATATAAGTGAATATTCTATTAAATTTTTTAAAATATATCAAAAAATAAATCAAGCAGATGGTCCTATTTTTGTTTATTCTAATTTTAAAGAACTTGGTGGTATTAGATGTTTTGTCAAATTTTTAGAATATCATGGATGGAAAAATTATAAAACTTTTGGAGAAGGTAAAAAAAGATTTGCAATTTGGTCTGGTGACGAACCTCATCATATTAAAGATGAAATTAAATATATTTTTAACCAAAAATCAAATGAAGATGGTTCTAAAATTAAAATTATGGTAGGTTCTCCATCAATTAAAGAAGGTGTTAGTTTATTAAGAGTTCAACAAGTTCATATGTTAGAACCATATTGGAATATGTCTAGAATGCTTCAAATTATGGGTCGTGCTGTTAGATTTTGTTCTCATAAAGATGTTCCTAAATCTAAACGTATTGTTAACATTTATTTATATTTAGCAACTTATCCTGGAGAAAAAACAATTGACCAATATATATGGACATTAGCCAAAAAGAAAAATAAATTAATTGAACAATTTGAAATTGCATTAAAAGAAGCAGCATTTGATTGTGAATTATTTTATAATAGAAATTCTTATCCAACTGATGAAAATCAATTAGAATGCAAAAATTAAATTATTCAAAAGTACTTAAAGAAAAATTGAAATTATTTAATTATTAACTTTAATTTTTAAATATAATGAGTGAAATAAATATCAATAATCTAAGATGTAATCTAGGTCAAAAAAAAATTGGAGTTGAACAAGGAGGTGATTGTTTACTTAAATTATATGATCTAAATTTACATCAATTTAAAATAACAAATTTTGATTTTAATAATTATAATGATTATGGTATAGCTTATAATTCTATTATGAAATCACAAAATTTTTGTATTAATATAGGTGGAGATCATAGTGTAGGTGCAATTACAGTTCAACCACAATTAGATAAATTTAAAGATGATTTATTAGTTATTTGGATTGATGCTCATGCTGATATTAATACATTGGAAACATCAATTACTAAAAATATTCATGGAATGCCAGTTGCTCCATTAGTAGGTTTGATGGACCATTGGTGGAATTCTTCTTATATCCATTATAAATTAAAACCTGAAAATTTACTATATGTAGGAATTAGAGACTTAGATCCAGCTGAAGTTGATTTTATTAATGAATTAAAAATACCACATTTTCCAACTTATTCAAACTTGGTTAATAATTGGATTAAATCTCATCCTGCTAATAAAATACATATTAGTTTGGATATTGATGGATTAGATCCTGAATCAATGCCATCAACAGGTACAATTGTACCAAATGGTTTATGTGTAGATGATATAATACAGATTATTAATATATCTAAAGATAAATTAGTAAGCTTTGATTTGGTAGAATTAAATCCATTAATTGGTTCAAAAGTTGATATTAAAAATACTATATTTAATTGCAAATATATTTTGGATCATGTAATTTCATTAGTTAAAAAATAATTTATATTTGTATTTATAAAACAATAATCTGCATCAGGACCATTATCTGAAAATTTTTCAGCAATACAAACCCAACCAAGTGATTTTAAATAATCAATTGTAATATGTGCCAAAGGTGCATCTTTATTATAATGAACATCTTGTAATTCAATTAATAAAAATTTAGCATGTTTTATTGTTTCAGTAGCTCCTTTAAGCACATCTAATTCTGCTCCTTGTACATCAATCTTAATAAGATCTGGTAATATATAATTTTTTTCTTTTACAATTGAATCTAAAGTTCTTGTTGATTTTTCAATATAATTATTTTCTGGAAAAAATTCAGAATTATTAAAACCAATTTCTCTATAATATGAATTACCACCAAATAAAAAATCATTTTGATAAAATTTTACAATTTTATTATCAACATCACTTAATACTGATATTGTATATTCATAATCATTATAAATAGTTTCAACTGGTGAATAAGCATCAAATAAATAAATTTTAGTATCTGGCCATGTAGATTCAGCATGACGTGTCCAATGTAGAACAGCAGCACCAATATCATAACATACTTTTGGAATAAAATTATAATTAATCTTTAATTTATTAAGAAATTCACGATGTTGAATTGGTAAAAGATCATTATTTTTAACTTTTATTAAATTAGTCATAACATTTTGTTGATATTCAGGATTATTAGATAACATTATATATTTAAAAACACTTTTCTTTATATAATTATTTAATTACCATAAATAATTATTTTAGTTTTATTATCATTAGTAATAAATTTTTTAACAAATTTTATTAAATCATCTTTAGTTAATTTACCTAAATGATCTAATAATATATTATTACGATTAAATAAATATTGTTTCAAACTAATTTCTGGATAATATCGCATAAATTTTTCATCTAAACTATAATCTGATTCTTTTAATTGAGATTCTAAAGTACTAATAAATTTAGTAAAATCTGCTAATTCAATAAGTTTAATTAAATTTTTATTAAATAAATCTATTTTTGATTCTACTAAATCAAGTGATTTTTCAGATTGTATTTTTTGAATGATATATTCTTCATCCCTAATACCTAAACGATCCATTTTAACTAGATAACCTAATTGATTTTTAGTTCTTAATTCATCAAAAAATGGTTGTGATAAAATATTAATTGCTAAACTAATTAAATTAGATTCTCTTGGAATAAATTTACCAATTGGATAATATAATATTATACAGTTTGATTTTTCTTGACTATTAGGATGGTTTATTGTCATATCTTTTAATTGATTTATTTTAGGTAGTAAACAACTTGAATTTTTAAATAATTTTAAAAATCTATCAAATAAATGAATTATATTCTTTGATTCAATATTACCATAAATAAAGCTAGTTAATGCAGTCCCAGAAAATAATTTACTCAAATAATCTTTAATTAAATTATAATTAATTAATTCTAATTCTTGAATAATTTCTTCACTTGAAAATTCTGTTGAAATCTGATACTTTCTAATAATATAACTTGAATATTCCCATGGATTTAAATATTTAGTATTTTGATATGATTCCTTAAATGAAATAATTAAATTATCTATATAAGCTTTAGATATTTTATTAAATAATTTATCATCTTGCTCTTGAGAATCAAAATTTTTTATAAAATTACTAATATCACCAATTAATATTTTTAATTTATCAACATCATTTAAACCTGATATTATCATATTTATCGAAGAATTAGTTGGGTTTGATTCAAATGCAATTGAATAACATAATTCTAATGGTTTATATAAAATTACTGTTACTAAAAAATTAAGAATAGAACAAGAAATATTTGACAAAATATAGGATTTAGCTGAATTAAAAAACTTATTTGAATTAAATTGTAATAATATTCGTATTTGTGGTTCTCCAAATTTAGAACAACCACCGTACCATTGTCTTTCAGAAATTAAATGAGGTATGTCAAATTTATCTAAATCTTTAATTAATTTAGTTTTAATATCTAAATATTCATTTGTTATATCAAAACAACATAAATTATCAATTACTTCTAATTTTGTATTTGAAAAAGTTTTAACTTTTTCCACAGGAATATATGCATATTCTGCTTCATATTCTGGTAGTATATGATAAACAAAATTATTTTGATTATAAACTTGAGCTAATATTATTTTCATACAATTTTCAATATTTAAATATTTAGTAAATAATTTATAATATTCTTGGTTTGATTTTATTTTGAATATTAAAAAATTACCTATAAATATATTTTGAGTTGAATGATAATGATGATTAACAGCTAACATATTACATAAGTCTTCTGAATTAAATTTATTAATACAATCAAAATTAATTTTCATTACTTGTTGATAATATTTAGCATAAGTTTCTAAATCTGTATTAATTATTTGATTCAGACATTTATATAAAGCTAATTCTATATAATCTAAATTTGCATAACCTTCTTTTGTTAATTTTAATTTAATAATTAATACGCCCTCAAATCTTATTTCAACATTTATTCTATGTAAAAAACCTTTATTTTTAAGATGAAAATAAAGTGATTTGTCTGATTTATTTGTAATTATCATTTCTAATATACTAAAATCTTTTGAATCTAAAAATGATTCTTGATAAGGAATTTCCCAAATCCAACTTATTTCATAAATATTAGCAATAGATTTTAAATGAAATGTTTTTGCTTTATTTTCTGTTATAAAAGGTTTTGTTATTACTAATTTATTTGTAGAATCTAAAGTTTTAGATATATGTCCAAATGTTTTTTTTATAATTTCATAAATTTGTTTAGTTGGTTTTGAAGAAGCTATACTTATTGATATATTATTAGTAGTATAATATTGTTTATAAAATTTAATTACTTGTTCTCTAATATCTGGTTTTTGAAGTGAATTTAAAGAACCGGTAACAAAAGTATTAACTAGTGATTTTTTATCCATTAAATTAAGTCTTAATTGATATTCTCGCCACATATCTTGATTAATATTTTTTTTATGTTCGCTATTAATTGCATTAATTTCTCGTGCTACAGAATCAGGATCAAATAAAGGATCAATAAAAAATCTACTAAAAATATCAAAAATTTCTTCTAAACCATTATCATATACATTAAAAAAATATACTGTTTCCATTACATCTGTATAAGCATTTGAATATCCTCCTAATTCATTTAATTTAGAATGATAATAACTTTCATCTGGATACTTTTTACTACCCATAAACAACATATGTTCGAGGAAATGAGCTAATCCTTCATAACCAATAGGATCTGAAAAAGAACCTACTTTTAAACATATAGTAACAAATGATTTTTCAAGATGCAAATCATTAACAATAGAAAATTTAATACCATTATCTAATTGTCCACCATTAAATTTTCTATTATCAAATTTTGGTTTTTTTATTTCAGTTATTTTATTCATATTATATATATTAATAAAATATTATTTTAGATAAAATCTAAGTTTAAATTTATTATTTCTTCATTTATTTTATTATTTTTTGAATTTAAATTAACTTTAATTAAAGCATCATTCCAATTTTTAAAGAATTTTATAATATCAATTGAACGATAATTAAAATTATCAATTTTATCTAACCATAAATTATCAATTATTTCTAATTCCTTAATAATATTTTTAATTTCTGAAGGTAAATTATAACAATAAATAAATGGTGTTATTAGTAAATAATGATTTATTGAATTTAAATAATTTATTGATTCTACATTTTCATTTTTAATTTCAGTTAACCATTTTTTTGTTTGATTTATATCAAGAGGAATTTTTTTTATATAATTTATTAAATTACTAATAGATGGAGCATTTAAATATTTATACCATGTTAAATTATCACTATGAAAATCAGTCATATTTCCAAATTGTGTAATTATAAGATGATATATTTTTTTTAAATAATCATTTGGATTATCTTTATCACTAATATCTTGTTTTAAATTTTCTACTAATTTTAAATGTTCATTTATATCTAAATAATCATAATATAATGGATGTTTTTTTGTTAAATTAGAGGAAGTTATATCACTAATAAAATTATAAAGATCTTGATATGGATCAAGTGTAATATTATATGGTTTAAAATATAAGATAAGACCATTAAAAGAATGTTCGTAAAAATTTATATTTTCTTGAATTATATTTGAATAATCTGTAACTAATTTAATTTTATTATCATCAAAACCTAATATAGTTAAATCATCTACTTTATTTAATGTAATAAAGTGTTTTCTTAAATCCATTTCATCTAATAATTCAAATTCATTTGGATCCATTTGTTTACCTAATATAGTAATAAAAACCTCCAAAAAATGTAAGATTTGATTAAAATCTAGACTTAATTTATCAACAAATAAATTTATTAAATTTATATTAATTTTGAAAAATCTTTGAAGAATTATTCTAGTAATATTTTGAATATTTGTTTCATTTATTTTTTCTAAATATATTTTTAAGTTTGATAAATCCATCATAATATGAGATTTTTTTATATTTATAATATTTAATTTATTCAAAGATTGATAATGTTTTTTAATAAAAAATTCTAAACCTAGTTCAGGACCAATTTCTATAGATGATGGTAAATGATCATTACCAAATAAATAAAAAATTAAACATAAATCCCAAATAATTTTATAATTATTAGTTTTAATTCCATTTAAATTATTATATAATTCTAATATATTTTTAATAATTAGATTTGCTTCTAATATTTGTACATAACCTAAATTATTAGGTTTATCTATAACTAAATTATCTGAAAGATCTAAAGATTTTGTAGAATCTATTTCTGTTTTTTGTTGTTGTTTTATATTTGTATAATTTTTAATATATTTAACTACAGTAAAATTTATATCTTTATTTATTATTTTATAATATGTCTGTTGTACTAAAATCTGATGTATCAAATCTGAATCTGTTGTATGAATACAATAATCTCCATTAATTTGATTATTACTAATATATTTAAATATTTTTAAATCTGATTCTCCATTATCTTTTGCACTATTAATAACTATATTAATTTTTGGAAAATTTTGATTAATTTTAATATTCATAAATAGTTCTAAATTTTTAATAAAATTAGATGATGGACCAATAGATTTATCAATACTAAATCTATTTTTAATCCACTTAAAATAATCAAATAAAATTACAGAATCTTTGGTTTTTTCTTGTATATAATTTTTACTTAAATTTTCAAATAAATTTTTATTATTATTTATTAACTTATCAAAATATTTTTTAAATAATTTCTTTTTCTCATTTGATTCTAAAAAGTTTTTAACTCGACGTCTTCGTTGTTCAATCACTTTAGATAATGATGGTATACCGTCATTAAATATTAATAAGGATTGAATAAACTGTGTATGATGAATATTTTCTATATAATTAATTAAAACATTTGTTATTTTTTCATATATAATTAATTCTAAAATAGTCAAAGAGTTTAAATTATTTATTTCACCACATGATGAAGAAACAGTATTTGTTATAAATTTAATAAACTTCTGAATAATTTCATCCTCATTAAAACCATCAAATAAGTTTTCTAAATCAGTACCCGCATAATAAAATTTCCAATGTTTTTGTGTTAAAATACTTTTTAAAAGTTCTTCTAAAATTTCATTTTTTTCAGATGCAAATGGTAAACATAGAATTATTTTAATAATGTCATTTATTTCATTTTCAATTTCTATAATTTCTTGATAAATTAAAAAATTTAAATCAAAAATAATATGATTTGATACTATTTTTCTAATATTGCTATTAATATTAATTTCATCTATTCCTTCTCCATTGATAGACTTTGAAATAAAATTAGAAAATCTATCTAATCCCATAATTAATTATTATATCTAAATAATAAATCTTGTTTAAACCTTTTTACAAAATCATATTATAAAAAAATTATAAATTTGTTCGCATAAATTCATGAATTTCATACATTACTTTACAGTCTATTTCATTATATTCAGTAATTTCTTTCATTACAATATTAAATTCAATATTGTCATCATTTTCATAAATTTTATTAGCTAAAATCATTGCTGTTAATCCATTAGAACATGGATTTGATTGGTCCCAACAAGTATCAATTATAGAATGTGTTTTTAATGCTTTTGCTATTGTTTTAAGTGAAAAATTTAAGGCTCCTTTAATAACAATTGGTTCATTAATAAATATTTTATATAAATCATAAAATATAAAATTTATATCATTAAATTGAATATCTTTATTTCTATTTTTAAAGCTTATATATGCATGAGGTTCTGCACCAGACCAATGATACAGTTTTGCTATTTGTTTTTTATTTTGTTTTAATAAATCATTAACATATTTATAAAACTCATTAAACATATTTATTTCTGCTTTATCTGATTTTTCTTTCATAATAAATGTATTGAATATCCAATTATTATTAGATATATAACCTAATCCAATCATAAAAATATATTGATTAGAATTATATGATATAATACCATCTTTAATAATAGAACCAAAATTAGAATTTAAAGTTTCAAAATCCAAATAAAATTCTATTTGATTTTTTCTTTGATTATACCAATTATCTCTATCATAATTTACAAATGATGGTCTAATAATATCATTTGTTTGACGATTAATATTTAATATAGAATCAAGAACTATTGATTGTTTATTTTTTGGATTAAAACCCATGATTTTAGATGTACAATTAGGGTCTGTCCATTTATAAACACTATTTTGATGAGCAATTTGACGATGTTTTATTCCACAATAAATAACACTAGTAATTTCATTAATTTTTTCATTAAGTTCGTTTTTTAGTTTTCTCCAAGGTCCATCTTTATCATTTTTCATATTAGGAAATAATTCAGCTCTACAAGGAATTGGTAATAAATTCCAAGTAAAACCTTCATTCCTAACTAGATGAATCCATTTGATAGCATTATTAGTTTGATTTATATATTCTGAATCTATACCATCATAATCAATTATTCCTAATTTGTTAAGAAAATCTGTTCTTTCATGTTTAACACTTTTAGATTCCCAAAAATATTTTTTACCCCAAATAAATGCCTTATTAATATTTATCCCCTGAATTTTATTAAGGGCCTGTGTATAAATATATAATTGACCTTTATATGCTGGAATACTTTCAGAGTTTAAAATATGAATACCATCTGCCCTTAATGGAATATTTGAATGTTTAATATCAATAATCTTATAATGCCAATTTAATTTTAATTTATTAGATTTTAGTTTTGATTCTTCATCATCAATAACTTGATATCCCATTAATATATTAAGATAATCTGATCTTACTATTAAATCTGGAAGACCAAATGTTTTATTATCAAAATTATGTAAAACACCTTGATAAATTAATGGAACACCTTGTTTCATTAATTGTATAGTCTTCTCAAATTTATCATGTGATCGTGCTTGAAAATATTCTGCTACTTTAATAATTTCATGATCTTGTTTAATTATTTTTACTAATTCTTCTTCAAATTCAATACCTGCTTCCATTATATGTTTAGTAAAAGTATCATGTTGTATTAATTTATTAGATTTTAAATTTGATAATCTTGGTGTTTTATTAATTGATATAATATTATACTCTTTAAAATAGTCTAATAATGGGTCATTTAATAAATAATTTCTAACAGAAGACGCTGCAATCATATCTTTCCAATCAATTTTAAATTCTATTTTTTTCCTTTTATTTGGTTTATTCTCTAACTTTACATTTTTATCAGTTAAAATTTGTCTTCGAACATATCTAATTTTTCTAGATGGTTTATTAATATTTAATATTGATTTATCTAAAATATTTAAATTATTTACCACAAAATTTTTTATATATTTATCTGAATTAATTGTTAGAGAAAAAATATAATTATTAGGATTACTAATTATATCTACTTCTATAATTTCAAAATTAATTTGTTTAAAAGTATATCGATTAAGTTCAGATAATGGTTGAATTATATCTTTAGATAATTGATATTCTTGATTATTAATTATTAAATTGATAAAATATAATTCACCTGTTTTACAACAAATAAACCAGTAATAATAATTAAATATTTCATCTAAAAGATTCAAATTTATGAGATCAATATCATTTTCATCTGAATAAAATTTTGCTAGTTTTTTTACTAAAAAGTTTTGAATTTCATTAATTTCATTTTCTTCAGATGATTTTTTATATGACCAATATGTTATAATATTTGTTATATCCATTATTAATTACTAAAAATAATTACTAATTAAATTCATTATCAATTTTTTTAGTAATTTTTAAGTGAGTTTGAAATTAATTTTTAAAATCTTGGTTTTAGTATATGTCTGATAAAAATCCTGATTTATTAGCTGAAAATTTGACTACAAATATAAATTCTATAGTACAAGACAATAATATAGATAAACCTTCTGAATCAATTTTTAAAAAAATTAGTGATAATAAAATATATATTTATATTAGTGTTGGTGTTATTGTTATTGGTTTAGTAGTATATTATTTTTATATTAAAAATAAAAAATCTGAATTAGCTTTATTTGATCAAACCAATCAATTAAAAGTTTCAAAAACATTACAACCTCAAGAACAAGAATATTATTTGTTTGATAAAAATGGTAATCCAGTAAAAGTTTCTAAAAATGTTTCTGGAAATGTTTCTATAATAAATCAACAACCTTCACAACAAGAAATTATTATGATTCAAAAACAAATGATGGAACAACAAATGATGGAACAACAAATGAGACAACAGCAAGATATAGCACATTTTAATACTAATACTCAAATGCAAGATAAACCAAAAATGAAGTTAGAACATCCATCAAATAATTATGATAGTGATAATGATATTAATCTTGAATTAGCCAGAATTAAAGCAAATGAAAATGAAAATATTGCTGAACATAATTTAACACATTCAGAATTAGAAGAAATTAATAAAAAGCTTGAGATGATGAATTCAAGACATTAAAAATTGAAATTTTATTTATATATTTGTTTCATTATATTAAAATTATATGAACCCACACAATGTGCCACTTTTGCCATAGACTCAAAATAAATCCCACTGCTCCTCCTCATAGTAGTGAAAACTGCCGCGATCCACGTAACCAGTTCTCAAAATTTCACACACAGCAGAGTTCTCAACAGCCGAGTTCTCATCAGCCGAGTTTTCACCAGCCGAGTTCTCACCAGCCGAGTTCTCAACAGCCGAGTTCTCACCAGCCGAGTTCTCAACAGCCGAGTTCTCACCAGCCGAGTTCTCAACCGTCACGTTTAGTTGGAATACCATGGAGATACGGTCATGGTCCAGAAGCTGTACAAAATCATGCTTCCAGACATGGTCTTGGACCTACTTCTAGTCATGCTACTTCTAGTCATGCTTTCAGTCTCAGCAAGTACCATAACAAGATTGCTGAAATAGTTCCTGTTTTATCAAGTGATCCATCATGTGTTTTTCATGTAGTGAACCCAAGAGGGTGTGTTCAGGTCATGAAAGATCTACAGACTAACAATCCAAAACAATCATATGCATTGGTTTTGGCTGCAAATGCAGGTCGTCCAGGCGGTAGTTGCAGCAAACCAGACGGCAAGCATTTTGTTCCAGATATAGAAGCTCTTACATCTGGACAAACATATTCGACACAAGAAGAAAGTGTTTTGTCTACCCTTGCTTTGATAAATCCACCAGCGACAACAAATGCAATAAAAAGCTTGTACTTACAATATGGAATGCGCGATGCATCTGGTAGTGATACATTAACACATCAAGGAGTTGACTACACTGAAGCAGAACCAATTGATTATCTGAATGCATGGTCTACTATTTGGGATCATTCTGATAGTGTAGTATTACTTGTTGTTGCATGTGCTCCAAATGCTGGATCATGTCCAAAAAATCATAGTTCAACAATGAGACGTACATACAATGAAAAACTAGCAAAAAACTACTCACTTTTTCTCTTGGCACTAGAGTACACAGTATACGCTTCGTTGCTAGAAGCCAAAAGGAATGGTTACCTAATCGTAATCATACCTGCGGTAGGGTGTGGAATTTATGCAGGAGACCATAAAGACCGCATTAGCTCTGATTTTAAGAGTCTTCTAAACCGTGTGATAAATGGAAATTTTAGTAATGGGTCATCAATGGAATCAATCACAGGATTGACCATTGTATTTGTCACGCTGGAGTGATAAACAAATTCAAGATAAAAATAAAATTTTTTATTTTTATCTGAATAAAATTAAGAATATTTACTATTTTTTTGAACATTTTTTAGATGCTTTCTTTACTCCTTTTTTTAAAACACATTTAGGATCCATTTTAAATGAACTAGTTCTATCATCTCTAGGAATAATATTAAGTACACACTTTGATTTAACCCCATATAATGGTTCTGTACATCCTTTTTCAATAACTTCTATATTTAATTTAGGTTTTTTAGGATTTTCTAAACATCTAGATCTAAAATGTTCATATCTATCTCTAACATCTTCATAAGATAGTCCTGATTTTTTTCCTAACATTGTATTTATTATTTCATGTAAATTATATATATATTTACTTAAAGTATCTCTATTTTTAAAAACTTCTATTGTTAATGGTAATTTTTTTAAATTATTTGCCAAATTTTCTCTACAATATCTACAAGGTAATATATTTTTTAAATTATTATAAAAATTAAAATAATATTTTTTTTGTTTATCAGTAGGACTAATTGGATAATTAAAACTCATAGTATGTAAAACATGCCATAAAGGAGGACCCCATACTGTAGTCATCATACCATCACCTGAATTATAATCTGAATCATTAAAAACATATTTTTTACTCATTATATTAAAAAAGATTTTAATTAAAAAATCCACCAAACTGTTTATCAATATCCATAGGTAATTGAATACACCCACTCATATTAGGTGACTCAATTGGAAAAAAACTTTGTTTTTTCTCAAAAGTAATTTTATCTATTGAATTAATACCATATTTATAAACTGTTATATAATTATAATGTGTTATTAACCATTTAATTACTTTTTCTGAATGTATAAGCCCTGTATGAAGAATTATAGGTTGTGATTCATTTAATATTATATTTGCACAAATATACCATTCCATAATTTCATCTAAAATATCATTAAGTTGATAAAGTATTTCTGATTTTTTCCAATAGATTTGTTTAATTGTATAGTTTATATAATTTTTATATTTTTGTAAAAAAATTCTATATTTTTTTTTAATTATCATAAAATGTTTTCCTAATTTTGTATGAGGTAGTTTATTTTTATTATAATTAGCAAGTTTTTTATTAAAATAAGTTAATTTTAAACAAAAAAACTTATCAATATCATTAATATAATTTTTTAAATTAATATCATTTTCTATTTCAGTAATAAGTTCCCAACTAAAAGGTATTAATTGAGGTCTTATATCAATTGCATGAATTAATTGAGGATTATTAATAAATAATTTTTTAAGTTCTTGAGTATGAGGTGAATTTGACCAAAGTTCTTCTAATTTTAAATCTTCTCTAGAAACTTCTTCAAGTAAAATTTTACTTGATTTAAATTTAGTTTTAAACCAATCTGATATACTAGTTTGATTAGTACAATTTGGTAATGTATCATGCATATCTGCTAATATAATTATTTTATTATTAAAATTAATATTTTTTAATATAGTATATCCTATAGTTCCATAAATATATTTCATTTAATAATATTAGAAAATAATAAAATATCTAACTAATAATAAATGCTTAAAAATAAAGAAACTCAAGAAAATAAAGCACTACAATTATTTATAGAAGAATCTAATAGTAATTCAAATAATTTATTTATATCCTCAAGTGAATTTATAAAAAAAAAAGTACTAAATAATCTTAGTATAGATACAAATTATAATCAAAAACAAAATATAACAACTAGTATAAATATATTTGATAATAATTCATCTAAATTTATAGATGAAGATATTGAAATAAATTTAGAATTATCTGATTCATCTGATTCATATAAAGTACCTACAAATACACCATCTGATTTACCATCTAATTTATCTATTAGTCCATTATCTACTTTATCAAATAAAAAAGAAACTGATAGTATGAATATAATAGTAGAAAAAATGTTAAAAAATAATAAAGATGTAATAAAGATAAACAAAAATTTATAAATATATTTTAATCATCATTAGAATTTTCATTTTCAGAAGATGATTCATAATCTGTAGATTGTTCTGAATCTTCAAGTTCATCTATATTTTTAAATTCATCAATTTCATATTGATGTATTGACTTCATAATTGGTGAACTAGTATGATAAATCCACCATATACGTGTTAAAAGTTTTCCAATAATTCTACTAAGTCCAATAATATTAGAATAAAAACAAAAATGTTGAATATGTTTAATTTTCTCACCAAATTCTAATAATTTATGTCTAAGTTCATCTGTAGCATCTTCAGATTGAAATTTAATAATAGTATTAAGTTGAATTGATTGAAATATATGATTATCAATCATTTTTGGAAGTTCTATTTGAAGATCATCTAATTGTTTAATAATTTGATTATAAGGTTTTTCAGATAAAATACTTGGTTCTTCAAGAACATTAAGTGGATTTTTAGTTGAACTAGTAGAAATAAATCTACATAATAAATGAGCCAAATCAATCTGATTATTTTTTTGTGTATGATCTTTACCTTCAAACGCTTTTCTAAGATAAGGAATTAATAATGATGCAATTAAACATTCATCAGTATATCTAAGTTTCCAATTCATATGTAGATGATTTATATTATCATTAATATAACCAAAATTCCAACCACCTAAATAATTAGATGTGATATTTTGAAGTGATTCTATACAATCTTTTTCATTAATTGTTTTATCAAAAAAATTTCTATAAATATTAGACCATTCTTGTTTAGTATTAAATAGTTTAGAAATTTGATTTGCATGAGGAATAGTATAAATTGTACGAAATGATCCAGAAACAATTGGACATTCACTAATTGAAAGTTCTTTAATTCTATCCCATGAATAACCAGCAAATACTATATTACCTTCTTTATCTAAACCACGACGACCAGCTCGACCTGACATTTGATGAAACATCATTGAGTCAAGATCATCTTCTAGTTTTTCATCACGATAAATAATAACTGTACGAAAAGGCATACTAACACCAAATACAAGAGATTTATCTGAAAAAATAATTGCTAATTTTTTTTGACAGGCAAGAGTTTGAACATGTCTAAGATATGGATCAGGAAGACCTTTAGCATAAATACCAACACCTCGCCAAAGTAACTTAATTATATAATGATAAATATATCCAGTATTAGGAAAATATTTTTTAAAATCATAAGCCCAGTTTTCAATCATTCCTTCTGAAAAGTATTGCTCTTTATTAAAAATAAAATCTGAATGAGGTTCTTGTTCTGAAACTATTGGAATTATTTTTTCATCTTGAGGTCCAATACTTTGATCTTGATAAGATTCACCTTCACGTTTCTTTTTACTTGTTTTAATTCCAATCATTTCTTTTAATTCTTTCTTACTATTTTTAGTAATATTATCTTTATCACTTTTATTTTTCTTTTCAAGTCGTTTAATAGTTTTAGCAAGTTTTTGACGTTCAGAATGAAGTTTTGGATATGTTTTTATTTCAAGTTCTTCTAAATTTTTAGCAAATTCTCGAGCCATTCTTAAACAAGCTAAAGTATTTTTTTGAAAAATAATAACAGGAGTTTTTTGTTCTTTCTTTAATGTAAAAGCTAATTTAACAAGATCAATTGAGTTTGAAGGTAACGATTCATGTTTATAACTATTAATAATATCCATAACAGTTATATTATCTGTTTGATATTTTTCAACAAGTAATTTGATAAGTTTATAAAAATAATAATTTGCTTGATCAAGTTCAATTCGTTTAATATTCTTAAAATATTTATGAGGTTCAAGTTCTCCTAGTTCTATTTTATTTTTCATTTTGATTGCAAGGTTCCATATATCAGGCGGTGTTGGTTGAAGAGACTTATTAATAATTGAACCATCTATTATTTGAGATTCATTAACTAGAGCAAGAGGATTTAAACTTTCAAGACAATTTGATTCATTATTATAATAAAATCGTTGGAGATTAAAAAATCTCTTATCACAAATAACTTTATTAACTACTTTCTGAGGATAAAGTTGACTGAACCAATTAACTAATTCATCAGTATTTCCAATTGTAGCACTGAGTGCAATTATAGGAACATTAGGAAATATTTTTGCAATATATTCCATTGCATAACCTTCTGATTTTCCAATCATATGAATTTCATCAAATACAATCCATTTAAAAGTATTATGAATAAATGGTAGGAAATCAATAAGTGCATCAGAAGTACCAATAATTGCATTAGCATTATTAAGTAATTCAATCATACTATCACGATTAGGATTTGATTGATATGTAGATGTAAGAATTGGAACATTTGAACCAATTACATGTTCAATATATGCAGACATTTGCCAAGCAAGAGCATCAGTAGGAACTACAAACATAACACGTCCTTTAGTTGTTGTATATGCAGATAAAACAGATTTACCAGCTGAAGTAGGTGCATTAATAACAATACTTGAATCTTTATCAATATTATTAATAACTTCAACTTGCCAATCATCAAATTTTTTAAATCCATTTTGATTAAGTGGAGGCATCTGATAATGAAATTTAGTGAATTGAAGTTCTATCATATCAATATTACTTACAATTTCTTCCATTTGTTTCAAATATTTATCATATTCAATAGTAAGTTCTGGTGTCAATTTAAAATCTTCTTCGTGAAGTCTCAAATAAATATTAGCTACATATAAAAACTCTTTTTTTTGAATTTTTAAAATGAGTGTATTAAGAAGTAATTTAAGTCGTCCTTCTCTAGTTTGCGGAAATACATTAAATTTTTGTGTTTCAATTGCTTTATAATCTTCTTTAATAGCATCTGCTTTTTTCTTTAGATAATTATCAATTACAAATTGTTCTGATTTTTTAATATATTCTCCACGTTCTTGCTTACTAATAATTTGTTCTACTCGTGAAGGTTCAGGATTAATATAATGATGAACATTTTTAGGATTAAATCCATTTTCAGGACGCATTGAAATTTTAATATTAGCTTCATGATCAGGATTATTTGATTTTTGAAAAAAACTAAAGAGCCAGTGACCTTTTTTTTCATTATAGTCTTTTCGTTTGTCTTCTTTATTTTTTTTAGAATTAATAGTTGAAGTGAAAAATCTCATTAGAGGATTAATTATTTAATTATATATAAATAAAATATTCAATTTTTTATAAATTAAGCGTTTGGAGAGTTTTTAGCAATATCGCACAGAATTGATCTTAATGTTAAATTTAAATGACCTGAAAATTGGATAAGTTTATTTATAATTACTGTATTGGAAATATTTAACTCTAAACAATTAATTTTATTTGCAAGACTTTCATAATGTTTTATTTCTTCATTAGTTAAATCCTCAATGGTTTTAATAGGTCCTAAAGATTCTTCTAAAACATTACCATTTTGAACATACTGAGCCATTATACCAAATAATTCAGGTCGTCTAAGATAAATACTAATAAGAGATTTAAAATCATTATCTTTAAAAAGTGAAACTGTTTTTATATTCATCAAATCAATTAGTTCATTATCCAAAAAATCTTTAGATTTTTCGGATAAATTTAGCTTCTCTAGCTTTACTAGAGAAGGTTCATCGGTTAATTTAGGCACTAAGTTATTAATTTTAGATTCACAATTATTTAGTATATTTGTAATAGGTTTACAAATTTCTGGATCTGGTAAAATTGATTGAGAATCAGTAGATTGTAGTTTATTTTTAGATTCAGAACTTTCGTAACCTTCTTTAATAAAAATTATAACTAGTTTATTTCTAATTTCAATATCTGAAGTAAATACCAAAATAATTTTAGTTTCATTGGCTTTAATATTAAAATTATCATCAGGATTTTTAATTTGTTTAGCATCAATAAAAAATTTAATTTTATTAATTTCATCAATAGATAACTTCCAAAAAGTAAAAAGATCAGAAAGTACTTTAATATTTATTTGTCCTTCAAAAGTATCTTTAATTTCATATGTTTTACGATCTTTAAATGATCCAATTAATTTAAGTATAAGAGGCATTAATTATAAAGTATATGAATATAAATAAATAAATATCAATTTTTATTATTTAATAATATAAGCTAATTTCTTAATAAAAATATTGATAGTTTATTTGTTTATATTTATATACTTTAATATAATGAAAGGATTTCAAAATATAGGAAATACGTGTTATCTTAATTCAGGTCTTCAAATGTTAGTACAAAATCAGGATCTTTGTCAATTAATAATAGAATACTCTTCTAAATCTGAAAAATTAGAAAAAATAAGTGAATTTATTAAAAAATATAATGATGAATCTTCAACTAATATTATTGTTCCAATTGAAATTAAAAAAATAGTTGAAAATAAAAAAAATTTATTTGAAGGATTTGAACAACAAGATTCATCTGAATTTATTATCTATTTATTAAATATAATTGATGAAGAAATTAAATATATTCATCCAAATTCAAATGGTATTCAACCTATTTTTGGAATTAAATTTAATGTAAGAATAAAGTGTAAATTTAAAGAATGTTTGCAAATTAATAATAAAGAAGAATTTAATAATTTTTTACTTTTAGATATTGATTCTAATTGTACTAGTTTAGAAGATGCATATAGAAATTTTAAATCAGGTGAAAAATTAGAAGCAGATAATAAATATTTTTGTGAAAAATGTCAAGTTAAAAGAATTGCAACAAAAAGATATACAATTGATGTTTGGCCAAAATATCTTAATATATTACTGAAAAGATTTAGACAAAATGGAAAAAGATTTATTAAAAATAATCAAGAACTAGATATTCCTCTAGAATGGAGACATAATACTCAATTACAAGGCGCTATAATTCATTATGGAAGTTTAGATGGTGGTCACTATGTGTATATAGGAAAATATAAAACAAATTGGTATTTATTCAATGATTCTTCAGTAAATAAAATACAAAATAATATAGAATTAAAAAATTTACTTGCAAAAGCTTATTGGTTATGTTATGCTACTTAACTTAATTTTCGATTAGTTGTTTCTGGTATATTTTGTAAATTTCTATTTGTTTGAGTTGTTTCATTTGGGAAAAAAGTTTGTTTTTTCTCAAAAGTATTTTTAGCAATGTTTGGTTGTTCAGTTTTGGTATATACATTATTTTTTTCTTCAGAATTAATACTATTTAATATATTAGTAGATATTTTAGATAAAATATCTTTAATAAAATAACTATCAGAGTCAATATTAATAAAATCATTAATAATTTCTTTAATTTTTTTACCAAGTATTGGATTTAAATAATTAACTCCATAAATTATTAAAATTAGATAAATTAAAGATTTACCTATATCTAATACAATATCTAATATTTTAGATGAAAACATAAATAAAATTAGAATAATTAATATAGTTTCTTTAGTAAATATTTCATCATTTTTTTCTTCCATATAAATTAAGATATAAAAAAAATATTTATCTATTTTATATATATGAACTATAATGAAAAGTATTTAAAATACAAAATAAAGTATCTTAAATTACAATCAATTATGGATAAAAATAAAGATTCAATTAATATGTCAGGTGGGTCTTATAATTCAAGTAAAGATAAAAAAATATATTTATTTAAAGCTAACTGGTGTCCTCATTGTAGAGTATTTAAATCAACTTGGAATAATCTTAAAAATGAATTTAAAAATAGAATTAAATTTATAACTTATGATTCAGAAAAACATTCTGAAGAAATTAAATCATTTAAGATTGAAGGATATCCAACAATTATTCTTACTGTTGGTAATAAAGCTATAGAATATGTAGGTCCTCGTAATGATTCAAGTATTAGAGATTTTATTAATCAATATAATTAACAATTAGAATAACATTCTATAAAACTATCAGAATTATCAGATAAACTTTGATTATATTTATTAACTTGTTCTTTAGATAAATAATCTAGGTTATTATATGAAACTTTTTCTGGTACACTTGTTATAATAGTTGGTATGTATTTTGAGATTTTCTTAGATTTTAATTCTTTAATTTCATTAAAACTAACTATATTATGATTAGTTTGATCAGTACTTTCATATTGTATTGGAATAATTTTTATAGGTATATCAATATGATTAATGCAATTAATAATATTATCTAATTTAATAATTTTAGTTTGAAGAGTTTCACATATATCTTTTATATTAGATACATCATGATTATTATTTAATTTAGCTAAGTTTGATAACATTATAGAAGAAGTTTTTAATTCTTTTTTCTTAATATTTTCACATTCTTTTAATAATTTATCTTTACTTTTTAAATACCATTTTTTATTTTTTTTATTAAATACATATAATTCTGATATAGTTGATAATTTTATAAGATTTTTTAAATTATTATTTTTACAAAGATTTGATATTAAATTTTTATCAACTAAAGAATAATATTGATCAATAGTATTATCGAAATTATCAGCCATTTAAATTTATTAAGAATTTTATTTTAATAAATTTAAAACTAATTATTTTTATTCACTTGAATTATTAAGTAAAATTTGGAGATATAACATATAGGGAAGAAAAGTATTTTGAATCTTTTTTTCTATAATTAAATTATTTCTTTTTTGTTTATCTTCATTACTTAATTCATTTGGATTAGATTCTATTATAAATTCATCATACATATCATCTACTAAAGCTTTCATATTATTTAATTCTGTTGAAAAATAATTAAATTTTTCTAAAAATTTTATATTTTTATTTGTATCAGATTGAGAGTTATTAGAATATTCTTTAAGTTTTATAATATTATTTTTAATCTTATCTATTTTTTTAATAATATTTTCATATAATTCATTTTCAGATATTAATATTGGTGTTGGAAGTAAGGTTGGCATTATTATATTATAATACCTAAATCTTTAAGTCCATCTAATATATTATTATAATTATGAGTTTGTCCAGAATTTTTATTTTTTTCTGAATTTCTTTTCATGTCTTCAAAATCAGAATGTTTTATATTCTGATTTACTTCATTTGTTTGTTGAACTGTAATATTATTTACTATTTTAGTTTTAATAGGTTTATATGTATTATCTTGATTAAGTCTTTCAGCATTTTTATCTGAAATTAATTTTTGAATATTTATTTTATCAATAGATATATCTTTTTTTAAAACTAAATCTTTAACTGAATTAATTTTAGTTGGAATTATACCAGTTATTGGATTATAAATAGAATTTTGAAGATTAAATTTAGCACTATCTCTTTCTGTTTCTTTTATTTTTAATTTTTGTTCAATATCAGGATTAAACTTATCTTTTTTCATTTTTATAAAAATATTATTTTCCATAAACTATATTTAATTATAAAGAATTAAATTTTAAATATATTATAAAATATTTTATGGATTTATATGAAATACTAGAAATAAAATCAAATGCGTCTGAAAATGAAATTAAAAAAGCATATTTTAGATTAGCAAAGATTTATCATCCTGATAAGAATAAATTAAATAATACAAATGAAAAATTTCAACGAATACAATCAGCATATGAAATATTAATTAATGATAAGACTCGAAAAGAATATCAAAGAATGAATACAGATGAAAGAATGAGTTTTATTGAGATTTTAGAAAAGATAATTGGAGATAAAATAAATTTAGATGAACTTAAAAAATATAATATAAATTTAGATAAATCAGATTTTGAATACATAAAAAGTAATTTTCTTAGTTTTTTTCGTACAATTAATGTAGGAGAATTATTACAATTATTTAGAAAAGGTATCGTTCCTAAAAAAGATTTTATTAATAATATTAACTGTTCTGAGTCTGATATTGATATTTTTGATGAAACTTTTGCTGAATATTATTATCAACTTCCTATATCTATACAAAAAATTAATAAGTTAGATATTAGAATTGATTTACAAATTAAATTAGGTGATATTGCAATTAATAATAAAAGAAAAATTAAAATTAAAAGAAAACATAATGAACAAAATGAAACAACTACATTTATTTTTAATTTAGCTAGTCCATATGTTGTTTTTATTGGTGCTGGTGATTCTCAAGATGGTGTATATGGTAATTTAATTATAAAATTAAATTTACCAAATAATTTATATTGGAATGATAAAATAATTTTAATAGAACAACAAATGACTTTATATGAAATGATTTATGGTTTAGATATATTTTTAGATTTAGGTGAGAATAAAAATATATCTATTCAAAATTGGGTACCTAGTAGAGATGGTTTTATAATTGAAATTAATAATAATAGTAAAAATATAGAATCAAATATTACAATATCTTCACATAATTTAGCTATAAAGTTATATTTAAATTATGAAGATTGCTCAGAAAAAGAACAAATATTAAAACAATATTTTTATAAATAATTTCTATGATTAAATATTATATGGAGTGGTCAGAATTTACAATAAATAATATTAAAGAGTTTAGAAAATATAAATATAATTTGCCAAATAATTCAAATTTAGTTAAATTAATTAAAACTGAAATGAATAATATAAAACAATTTATAAAAAATAATCCACAATTATTTATAAAAACAAATAAAATTAAAAAGTCAGATAAAGAATTATCTAATTTAGCTAATACCTCATGGGTTGATACTAAATCTGTTGTTGAAGAAATTAAAAAGCTTGATGAAAGTTATTTATATAAATGGGAATCAATTATAGATTCTAATGATAAACCAACATTAAATTATATTATAATAAAATCTAATAAATCTATTAAAAATTTAATGCATAAAAAAATAAAATTATTAATTTATATTATAGAATATTTAAAATATAAAAGTCAATATATAAATAAACCAGTAACTATAATTTTAGTTTTAACTGATTTAAAAAAAACATTTCCAGAAAATAATCAAAATATGGGAGTTAAAAATGCCAATACTGGTTATTTTGATCCTAATAAAAATATAATTTATATTTGGAGAAAAGAAGAATTAGAAAGAGTTATTTTTCATGAAATTGCTCATTATTTAGAAATGGATAATCGATATTATCATATAGATAATTTTATTAATATAATTGGACCTCATACTTATTTTGAAGCTATGGCTGACTTTTGGGGAATATTCTATAATTTAATATTTAGTTCTATATTATCAAAGACATCTATACAATTATTATTAAATATAGAATTAGGATTTATTAAAAATCAAGCAATGTATTTAAATAAATATTTAAAATTAGGAAATTGGAAAAATAATATTAATACTACTATTAAACAATCAACTCCTGCATTTTCATATTATATTCTTAAATTTATGATTTTTGAATATTTAATAAATAATGATCTTATTAATAATTATACTAATTTAATAACTAATATATTAAAAATAGGTTTTACACAACAAAAATATATTAAATTAAAATCTTCAAGAATGACTTTATTTCAATTAAAATAAATAAATAATTAAGCTTCAATTTCTTTAATTTCTTTTTCAGGATAAAAACTTTTAAGAAATGACTGAACTTCAGTAAACTTAATTTCTTTATTGTAATACTCTTCACCAAGATTTAGAGCTTTAGCTGTTGCTTTATCAATAGTAATATTTTGACCATTTCTAAGTCCAAGATTTGTTAATTTATTATTTAATGCACCAAATACTTTTGGTCGAGACATACAAGTTTCTTCAGGAAGATTAAGAAATTTACAAAGAATAGTAGGAACTGGAGTTTCTTTATTAAATCCACCATTTATATTACCTTTACGTTTAGATTTGGAGTCTTTAACAGCTTTAGTAAGTTCATCTTTATGAGTTTTAAGAAGAATCTTACCAATAGAAGATACTTGTCGTTCATAATCACGTCGTAATTTTTCTTTAATTTCAGTTTGCTTTTGTAAGTCTTTAATTTCTTTCTCAATTTCTTTCATATTACCTTGAAGTATTTCAAGTTTTTTAGTAAGTTCTTCAAATGATTCTTTTACTTTTTTTACTTTTTTTTCTTTTTCTTCAGATTCAGATTCAGATTCTGATTCTGAATTATTTTCTGATTCTAAATTATCTTCAGAATTATCTTCTTTATCTGACTCTTCAACTTTTTTATTTTTTATAGTCTTATTTTTTTCAATTTTCTTTTCATCTAAAATTTCTTCTTTCTTATTAATATTTGCTTTATTTTTAGGTGGCATACCTATATGAAATTTAGTTTTAATCAATTAATTAATCAATTTTTTTATTAATTAAAAGTAAACGATACTATAATTTTATCTGTTTTATCATTACTAAAAGTTAAATTATTTGAAATTGGTCTATAATTATTACTTAAAGACATTGAATTTGATGATATATTTACAAGAGTTGATTTTATTGATTTTCTAATTTTAGATTCTTTTATTTTATTTTTAGTTTTTTCATTTTTATTTTTTTTATTCATATCATTTTCTATTAAATCATGATTATTTAATACATATTCATATACTTTTTTTGAAATAAACCATTTAAAAAAATTAAGTTGACCAATAGTTGTAATAACACAACTATCACCTATAAAATAAGGAATTCTATCTCCTCTACTAAAGGGATCAAAATGTTTCTTTTGAAAAGCTTTTAATTGTTGTTTATAAGATGTATAAACATTAAATGATTGTTCTATATTGTTTTCTTTTAGTTTATAATTAATTTTATTATTTTTTGAATATTTAGTAACAAAATAATCTATCAATCTAATAGATATTTTAGATTCAGAATTAACAATTGGAATAAATAATTTTATATAAGATTCATCTTCATAAAATTTTTCAAGAGATTTTATTATCATATTTTCTTGAGAAGTTATTTGAATATTTTTTATAACTTCATAATTTAATTTTGTTGATTCTAAGATTATCATCTTAAAATTTTCACAATATAATTTATAATATTAAAATGTCTTTAAATAAACTCTTTAATTAATATTATAATATAAATATGATTTTATACTTTCTCTAACTAGAAGTTTCAGCATCAATATCAGAGTCTTTATTATAATTAGATGTTTCATCAGAATCAGAATCAGATATATTATCTAAATTAATATCTAATAAATTATCTATTTTTTCTAAAAAATCTTTAGGTGAAGAATTTGATTTTTTATTATCTGAAGATTCAAGATCTTTTATTATATCATTATATTCTAATTGAGAAGTTGAATCTGTTAGTTGTTTTTGTTTATCATTAAAAGAATCAATTTTCATAAAAATATTTTGATTAACTTCTGTATCTGGAATATCAACATCATTATCTTCATCTGAATCCTCCATAAATTTATAGTTATAAATTTCTTTTTCTTTTGGAGTAAATGAAATTAAAATTGGTCTAAAAAATATACCAAAATCATTATTAGCATTAATCCATATTCCATAACATTCTAAAATCATTTTACACCATGAGTCTTCTGGAATATCTTCTATTCTTATTCTTTTATTATTATTTAGTTGCAAAACTGTTTCAAAATCATTATTTTTTATTATTTTTAATTTAAGTGTTCCTTCTAAATGTTTATCTGAATCTCTTACTATTTTTTGAAAATTAATAGTTTGATTATCATTTTCTAGATTAAACCAATTTGCACCATAATATTGAGCATCTGTCTTAATCTTTTGTTCAAGTTCATTTAGAAATTTTTTAAATTTATTTACTTTATTTCTTTCTTTACCAACTAAATCAAATTCAATATCTGCATAATTACCATTTAATTCAGGTTTAAATAAATTAAGAAGCGTTGGTGTTTGAAAAACAAAGTTTTTTAATTTAGATCTATCATTATATTTAATTAAAATAAGTTTCTTAGTTTCACCATTTTTAGTTTTAGGATAAACAATTTTATTTAAATCAATAAAACTTATATTAAGGGGTTCTTGATAATTCATATATGATAAATATAAATAAATATTCCTTAAATCAATTATTAATTTCACTATAAATAATAATTAAATTAAGAATTATTCTTTTTTACTTTATGAGTTTTAACTGGTAAAGGTTTAGACATTGATTTTTTAGCTGGTTTAACTTCATCAGAATCAGATTCTTCATCTGAATCAATTACTTTAGTTGTTTTTTTAGTTAAAACTTTTTCTTTAGGTTCATTCTTTGTCATAGATAAAGAATCTAGCTTTGCTTGATAAGGTTCATCATCTGATTCTTCATCAGATTCAATTACTTTTGTTTTATTTGTTTTAACTTCTTCTTCATCATCAGATTCTTCAGAATCATCAGATTCTACTTGAGCTATTTGTTTATTTTTAGATACATTAGATGAATTAGAAATCTTAATAGAATTTGATTCTTTATCTGATTCTTCATCTGAATCTAAAAAACTATTTGCACTAATGTATTCTTTACTAACATTATTTTTTATAGTATGTTCTACAGCAATTCCTTTAAGCTTGAGAGTTATACCATACATAGCAGTCTTATAATTTTTACTGAGTGGTTGGCACCATATTTTACTAAAATTTATAATTGCTGTAATGTTAGACTTGTAAGGAACATTAGAAGCAAAATCATCAATAGTTTTAATACCTTCAACTTTAGTACGAACACCATCTTTAATATTAAATACTTGAGTTTTAATTTGATTACTAGGATAAGATGCATCAATTTTAAGTTTTAAAGAAGGATGTTTAGAATTATCATTATTAATTTTGAATAAAGGTATATAGTCTAATTTATTTACTGGAAAATCTAATACTCCACTAGCCTTTATTAATTTTTTCTTAAAATCATCAGAAGAAAAAATTGAATCAATTTGTTTAAGCCAATCGCTAAATTTTCGTATTTCAGGAATTGTTTGATTAAGAGGTATTTTTATTTCCATACGAGACTCTTCAGTTGGAAAATAATCTTTATGTGATTGAGGAACTCCATATGCTTCTAATTTTATATTTTTTGGTATTTGAATATCAAGAGAATTATTATTTTTTAAATCTGTATTTTCAGAAATATAACGAAAAAATCCAAATAATTGTCCTCTAGAAGTTTCAGTTACTGCTGGATCAGTAAAAGTAATACAAGAAGGATCTATGTTTTCATATTTTTTAGTATTTGAACTATTTTCAGTAGTCATTACATAATTAAAGCTCTTTATCAATATATATCTATTTCAATTTTTATTTTTATATTATTAAATAAGTTTTAATTAAAAGTGTTTAAAGATAATCTTTTTATATATTATAAAATGGAAACAGAAAATGATAATTTTAATAGTCTTAACTTAAATGAAAATTTATTAAAAGGTATCTATCTTCATGGATTTACACAACCCTCTAAAATTCAAATACAAGGTATTAGTTCAATTAATACTGGTAAGGATTGTATTTTACAATCACAATCTGGTACTGGTAAAACAGCTACCTATTTATTAGGAGTTTTTAATAGACTTGAAATAACTGAAAAATCATGTCAAGGTATAATTATTACTCCTACTAGAGAATTAACTAATCAAGTTGTTGATGTTGCATCTAAATTAGCTAAATATACTAATTATAAAATTGCTAAATGTACAGGAGGTACTGATTTAAATCAAAATCGTAATGAATTACAAGATGCATCAGTTGTAATTGGTACTATTGGTAGAATTTCACATATGATAAATGAAAAAAAAATTAATATATATAAACTTAAATTTTTTGTTTTAGATGAAGCAGATGAAATATTATCAGATGGTATTAATGATAAACTTTTAGAAATATTTAATAAAATACCAAGTGGTATTCAAGTAATTTTGATTTCGGCAACAATGTCAATTAATGTTTTTAATGCTAGTAAAAAATTTATGTATGAACCTATTAAAATTTTATTAAAAAATAATGAAGTTGTTGTAGATTTAATTAGTCAATTTTATTTAGATGTTGAAACTGAAGATCTTAAATTTGATGCTTTATTAGATTTATATAATTTAGTATCTACTTCTCAAACAATTATTTTTTGTAATACAATTAGAAAAGTAGAATGGTTAGAACAAAATTTAAAACAAAATAATTTTCCAATTACTGTAATTCATTCTAATATGACTCAAGATGAAAGAGATAATATTGTAAAAAATTTTAGAGATGGTAAAACTCGTCTTCTTTTAACTACTGATTTATTATCTAGAGGTATTGATATTCCACAAGTTAATATGGTAGTTAATTATGATTTACCTCCTAATAAAGAAACTTATATTCATCGCATTGGTAGATGTGGTAGATTTGATAAAAAAGGTGTAGCAATTACTATGGTTAAAATGACAGACCCAACTGATGTTAAAACATTTAATAGAATGAAACATTTTTATAAAATAGATATTAAAGAAATTCCTGAATCAATTGATAAATTCTTATAAATAATTATATCTTTCTGATTTTACTATAAATAATATAGAAAATAAAATTATTTTCTATATTAAGTTATTTTGTGCGTACGGTTGATGCTGCTGATATAATTGATGATGTGTCATCACTATCATTGTCACTATTATCATCATTACCATTACCATTTTCACCATTACTATTATCATCACTATATTCATCATTACCATTGTCATCATTACTATCATACTCAGTATAATCATCGAGAACCCGATCATCATCAAAATATAAAGAGTAACATTCGCTGCATGCTGTATAACTTTCATACCAAGGACATAAGAGTCCTTGGTTGCATCGACACATGACATTATGATTATTTTCTAATATAGCTTCGTTACCACATCTTTTACACTCTTCTATATATCTTCTATGTTCTTCCATATTAAGGTTTTGTGAACAATCTTTTTATAAGTTGAGTATTAAATTTTTTTTTCAATTTTTTCTTTTAAAAAGAAAAAAATTGAAAAAAGTCAAAAAATCAGTTGAGGTTGTCGCCTTACCAAACTCATAATTTACACGCTCTGCAACGAGCAAACCTTGAAGTTTTTATTTTTTTGACATTTATTTGTCTCATTTTAAATCTTCAAGGGTGTAAAAAGCAGTTAAATAACTTTTAAAATATATCAAATAAATCAAATCTAAACCTTAACCTTAATCTTAATCTTAATCTTATGATATATTTCGTACTGTGATACTGTATATTCTCTGTGATTATAACCTTCGCCTTCACTATAATGATGTATTTCTTCAGTATCTTTTGACTTAATTGATACATCATAACCACAATTATTCAAGAGATCGAAAATTTCTAAATATTCTGGGGGAATCTCTATCTTAATTATATCCTTGAACTTGAACTTGGTATCCAATTGAAAAATGATCGCATCAAAATATAATAGTGTTTTGTTATCAATTTCAATATTTGCTTCATAATATGATTTCCATCCTGGCATTGATTGTATCATAATGTGCGGTGGATTAATAAAAACTGGTGGTCTTGGAGGAATTGGTTCTGGATGTAAAATCAATAATTCTCTTTGATTTGATTCATATTTTGATAATTCTTTTTCCCACTCTAAAAGCTTTGCATCGTGTTCTGCTTTTAATATCTTATCTCTTTCTCTCTTAGCTCTATTTGCTCTCTTTTTATCTGTCCTATGCAAAACCAAATAATTAGATGGCAGGCTAGATAATTCTAGTATTGGTGTTTGTGGAGGTTCTATATAATACATCATATGATGTTCCTTTATTAGTTCTTTATATTCAAACTTTGTCCGTGTATAATCAGCTAATAATATGTTAAATTCATCAATTGCCTTAGTTTGATTAAGATCATTTACTTTTTTTGTTTCTTCTAATAAATCATAATATTCGTCAAGTCTATTTAGTCTTTGTTTAATATTATCTACATAGATTTTAAGGATTTTATGATGGTCTATGAAGTTACGAATACGATGATATCTCATTATGGGTTTGATTTGTTTATCTACTCGATTTTTTATATTAATATTATTTCAATTTTTTTAATTTATCTAGTTTATTTAATTCATTTATCTAATTTAATTTATCTAATTTATCTAATTCATCTAATATTAATAGGTTTTTTATTTTTTAGTGGATTTTTGCATAGATCAACAAATTATATTGATTTATTAGAAAAAATTCGTTCTGAAAATATAATTGTCGATGCACCTGATTTTAAATCTTTATCTTTTGAGAATGAATTTTATAAATTTTATAATTATATTGATACTCTAGAGATAATATAAAAATATATAATTTGACATCAGATGATGTAATTTTTTGTGGTCATTCAAGAGGTGTTTTGGTGGTGTTAATATTATGATGTATTTTCTTATGTCTCCATAAATTTTGTCTATTTGAATATTGTTTATTACATACTTCACATATATAATTACTATGACTACAATGATTCATATAAATTAGTATATATTTAAGAACTAGAGAGAGAGAGTTTTTATAATCTTAAAAAAATTTTATAAATATTATTTTAGTGTTTTACTAATATTTTCTTTAATAACTTTCTTACGATTATTATAAAGAATTAATTTAATATCTTGCTTTTTTAATTCTTTATAAGCAGGATCAGAATCAATTTTTTCTTTAACTTTATCTAATATATCTTTAGTTTTTGTATCTAATTCATCTTCTAATTCTTCATAAAATGAACCTGGAGAAAAAGTCTTAACTTTTTCTTCAGCTAGATTATCCAAAAAATCTAAAGATTTTTTGGATAATGAACCTATATCACACATACGAGCATCAACAATATCTTCTAATAATTCATCTTTATTAATTGCTATAAATTGTTTCTTTTTAATATCATATTTATAAGCTAGATTATTTTGAGTATTAGTAATTAATATATTTTTAAGTTGAGGATATTTATCATTAAAATGAGCATATTCAACTAAATAAGGTAAACTACAATATTTATGTTTTAATATATATAACTTTTCTTTTTTACTAAATATATCAGATAAATTTTCATGGCCAAATCCAATAATATTATATGTAATATTATTATTATTAGTTATATTATTTTCATTAATTGTATTATTGTCACCATTAAGCTGTTTATTAATTTTTTGAAGTGTTTTAGGATGAACTTTACAGTTTTTATTAATAATTTCTATTAATGTTTTTTTAACATCATCAAGTTGTTTTTGTAAATTATCTATTGTTTTAATATTATTTTCTTTTTCATTTTCTAATAATTGATTTTTTAATATAATATTTTTATTAGTTTTTTCTCTACATTTTATTTGATGTTTATACTTTGATTGTCTATGAGTATATATTGTACCACAAAATTCACAAGAATAACCAATTTTTTCAATGATTACATTTGAATCTTCTTGTAAGTCTGATATGGCTGTTTTATGACTTACAATTACAGGAATATGACTACCAAAATTACCAGTTTGGCTTATAATAGACTTACAATGATTTTCAGTATGTATTTTCTTATGTCTCCATAAATTTTGTCTATTTGAATATTGTTTATTACATACGTCACATATATGATTACTATGACTACAAGGATTCATATAAATTAGTATATATTTTATTCTTTAATTATTTTTATTGTAATCCTAATGTAGTCATATGACTACGTAATCATTTAAGAACTAGAGAGAGAGAGAGAGATAGTTTTTATAATCTTAAAAAAATAAAAAAAATTTTATAAATATTATTTTAGTGTTTTACTAATATTTTCTTTATACCTTTAGACATTTACACTCCAATGCATTAAACTTCTAACAGAACCTTTGAATATTTGACAAAATAAAAAATTTATTTTTATTTTATTAATTACTTTTATAAAAAAGTAATTGACATACTTATTTTTGTGTATTATCACCAACTAAATAATAATCAACTACTGATTGTTTATAATCTTCGGTTTTGTGATCTGGTATATATTTATATTATAATAAAAATCTTTAGAAAAAACTATTTTTAGAAAAAACTATTTTTAGAAAAAACTATTTTTAGAAAAAACTATTTTTATGTTAATAAAATAAAATATTTAGATTTTTACAAAAGTAACAAAATAAAAGTTTAGATTTTAATTTAAAATAGATTTCGAATATATAACATATAAAATGTTAAAAAATAAGATTTATACTTGTGAAATCTGCAAAACCAAACCCAACCAACTTTCACACCATAAAACTCATTTAGATACTCAAAAGCATAAAGATAAGAAAGAATTATTTGAACCTTATCAAGCAAAGTTTGATAAGCTAGATACTTTGTCTACGACAAAGTATGAACCTGCTAGTTTTGAATCTTTAGATTCAAAATCTAGCATGCTACTTAATAATTTGAGTGAAACTCAAATTATTAATGAACCTGGAGAAAAAGTTTTAACTTTTTCTTCAACTAGATTATCCGAAAAATCTAAAGATTTTTTGGATAATGAACCTTATCAAGCAAAGTTTGATAAGCTAGATACTTTGTCTACGACAAAGTATGAACTGAAATTATCATCAAAAGAACTTCAAAAATTATATAATACTATAGACATATCAATTATTGTAGATGAAAATGAAACATTATCTTTTTCTTCTAAAGAAAAAGATAAAATTACTTTTGAGAAAAAACAAAGTTTTTTCCCAAATGAAACAAATACATATGTTCCTATTGATGATAATAAAAAATTGATTAATATTAATTCTATCAATAAAGAAGATGATATTTATAACAAAGAAATGTCTAATGATGATAAACAAAAAATCGAATTAAGTAATAATGTTTCTAATAAAGAAGCATTAAAAGATAAAATCCATGAGATTCATAACTATCTTAGAAATAATGGTGCAGGATATGGTATGAATGCTTTGAAAGTATTTAATCTTTTATATGGATTAAAAAAGATAGAAGAGAAAAATTTATTAGATAAAGTAAAATTAAAAAGACCTGATTGTGAATTTTCTTATTTATTAAAAATTGCAAACAAAAATAAAGATGAACAATTAACTGAATTAATATTTGGTAGTGTATCTACATCTATTTATAAAAGTAATATTAGTGAATTACTATTTTATGAAATTCCATCTAATATTAAAAGTTCAGTATTTGCGCATTTAATTAAAGAAATTGATAAAATTACTATTATTGAAAAAACATGTAATGTTTTATTATCTGGTAAAATTTATGAATATTTTATTGGTAGAGATGAGTCAGCAATTAGTGAATTAGGTGCATATTTTACTGATAGACATATTGTTGATTATATTTATAAAAAATTAGATCCTGAAATTAATGAGGATGGTTCAATTGTTTCAATGATTGATATGTTTGGTGGTTCTGGAGGTTTTACAACTGGATATATTAATTATCTAAATAATAAGTATGATATTAATTGGAAAGATAATATTAATAAAATATATCATTATGATATGAATGAAGATGTTATTAAATCTGCGGGTTTAGAATTCTTTTGTTTGACTGGAGAATTACCAAACATGGATGACAATTTAAAATATAAGAATTCATTCACTGATGAATTTAATAATAAGAAATTTATGAATGTAATAACTAATCCACCATATGGCGGTGATAAAGTGGTGCAATCAGATGCACAAATTAAAAGAAAGAAAATTAAAGAATATATCAAAAAAGAATTAGTTACATTAAAAGATGAAGTAGAAATTAATATAAAATTAAAACAACTGAAAAAAATCGAAGATCAAGAAAAACAAGATAAAAAAGATAGTGATAAAACAAAAGTTTCAGTTGAAATGTGTAGTAATCGAATTATAAAGTATGCTAAAAATAATAAATTAACTGGAAATGATAAAGAAAGCTCTTCATTAATTTTGATTATGGATTTAGTAGATATTAATGGCACAGCTATTGGTGTTCTAAAAGAAGGCGTATTTTTTAATAAGACTTATAAAGATATTCGTAAATGTTTAGTTGAGAATTTTAATGTTAGTGAAATTATCAGTGTTCCACAAGATCAATTTGAAAATACATCAACTAAAACATCAATTATTGTATTTCATAATACTAAAGAAAAAACAACAACCGTAAAATTCTCTGAATTAATTGTTGAAAGATATACTGAAGATAAATTTGAAGAAATTAATGGTGAAATTGTTTTGACTGAAAATAAAGATGATATTTGTGGTATTAGTGATAAATTAATATCTCAAGCAACTAAAGATGAAATATTTAAAAATCCTATCTGTTCTTTGAATGGTAAAGATTACAATAAAAAAGTAATAGTTGTTGGTAAAGGATATGAATTAGTAAAAATTAGTGAATTAGGAGTTATTAATTCAGAAAAAAAATTAACAAAAAATGAATATAATTATATTGAAATTAGCGATATAAATGATAATTCAATTACAAATTTTGAAAAATTAACAAAAGATAAATTACCAGCAAATGCCAAAAATATTGTTGAATATGGAAATATTTTAATATCATGCGTTAGACCAAAAAAATCAAAAATGTTATTAATAACAGAAAATATTAAAAATATAGATAATTATGTATTTTCAACAGCATTAGCAAACATTAAATTAAAAGATAAAAATTCAGCCTATTATGTATATAGTATATTATATAATTTAGTTGATAATTTTGAAAATGAACTATGTAATGGTAGTTCATATCCAAGATTTAAACCAGCTGATTTATTAAATGTTAAAATACCAATCCCAAAATCCAAACAAAAAATTACTGAATGGGTTGATAAAATATCAAAACCATATGATAAGAAGAATAAGAATCAAGAACTTATTATAAAATTAGAAGAAAAAATTAAAAATAAAATTAAGGATATTGGAGAAAATGAGGATTGTGATGAGGTTGAATTAGGTACAATTTGTGATATTAATCCCGAATCTTTAAAGAAAAATCAATTTTCAGAAATAAATTATATTGATATTAGTTCTGTTAAAGAAGGTAAAATAAATAATATTCAATCATTAACTGATAATTTTCCGTCAAGAGCACAAAGAATAATAAAAAAAAATGATATTTTATTTTCTACTGTAAGACCAAACTTAAAAGGTTATACATTTATTAATGAAGAAATCAAAAATGGTATTGCTACATCAGGATTTGCTGTAATAAGAAGTAAAACAATTAATCCTAAATATATTTATTCATTATTAATAGATAATAATATTATTGATTTTTTAATGAAAAACTCAACAGGAACAAGTTATCCAGCTGTAAATTCAAGTGTTTTTGAAAAAATAAAAATAAAAATACCAAAAAATAGAAAACTAATCAAAGATTTTGAACCATTATTTGAAGAAATAGAAAAATTACAAATTGAAATGAAAGAAGCAGAAATAGAATATAAAAAATTAATTAACGAATTATCTGAAGAAGCAATACCGTCTAAAAAACATCTAGAAATTAAATCAGATAATGAAATAAATGACTCATCTGAAGAACCAAATGTAAAAGAACCAATTATTGAAACATCAGAAAAGAAACCAAAGATTACTAAAAAGAAAGTTAAAATACAATCTACAACAGTATAAACAAATTATTTTATTATCTTCTGTTTTTATTAATTCCTAATTCTTTTGGAATATTTGAAAAGTCTTTATAAAAATCCAGTGGATTAAATGGTATTTTTTTATATAATTTACATAATTTATTATAATCTTTTATTGACTTTACATTATTTTCTTTACAAAAATTTATCCAATCATTTTTATCTTGAATAAATTTTTTAGTATCAACACCAATAAAATCATACCAATTACTCCATACACCTTTTAATCTAAAATATTCTTCAGGATTATCAATATAATTTTTATGTGTATCTTTTATTAGTGTATCTGCATATTGTTCTTTTGATTGAATATTTAATTGTTTATTTAATTCTCTTATATAATTAAATTCATCTTGTTCTTCTGAATGTATAGAACTTAATGCACGACTATATCTTAATCTTAATATAATTTTATTTAATTCATCGATATTATCAATATAATTTATTGTATCATAATTCATCAAAGACTTATTTTTGGATGATGCTGAATTATTTTGTTGTATAGTTCCAACTTTAATTTTATATTCAATATTCTCATCAACATTTCTAATTTTTGCAATAATTTTTCTACATTTATCATATGAATTATTTGCAATTATAAAATTATTTGTATCAATATATGGAATAATAATATATGCTTTCTTATTAGGATTTCCTGGATAATATCTATCTAATCTATTTGGTCTTAATGCACATTGAACAATTCTAATTTCGGATTCCATATTTTCAGCAAATACAACACCATATAATTTTGCGCAATTGAAACCTTCGCCAAAGATATATACACAAGATATGACACCCCATGATGCTTTCTTAAAACATTCTATTTCAATATTGATATCAGTAATATTTCCTGAATGTAAAGATTTATTATAATAATTACTAATATCAATGTTAATTATTTTAGAGTTTAATATAATGTCAATATATTTTTTTATTAAATCTGCTGATTGTGTAGTATTTGTATAAATTAGAATATGATTTAACTCTGTATATTTTTCAATAGATTTTAATGTCATAAATGCAGATAAGAATAATTCTTTTTGTTCAATCATCTCTGTATTTTTTATAACACATTTAATAATATTATCTATTTCATTTTCTGTATTTTTTAATATCAATAAATTATAATCTGTAATTTTATTTTTATCAATCGCCCATGCAACAGATTTTTTATCTATATATTTACCAAATATTAATTCATTATCCATTGAATATGTATTTTGTTTATTTTCTATCAGTTTTTCAGTAGCAGTCATAAATAATGTTTTCTTAGATTTAATTTTATGAAACGAATCATATGTTTTATCATAAGAAATAGATTCAACACCTACTAAATGATGTGCTTCATCACCAATCTTAAAATCAATATTATTTATTTCAGTTAATAGATAACATGAAGCATAAGTAGTAATTAAAAATAGTGGTTGCATATTTTTTGATTTTTTTATGAATTGTTTTATTATCTTAATATTATTTGTTGATTTTACATTATCATCACATGTTCCACCAATATATAATATATTTTCACAATCTGGAAATATTTTAACAATTTCTTCTTTCATTTGTCTTTGTAAATTTATACTTGGAACACCAAATACTACTAATTTACAATGTAATAATTTTACAATAAATATACTTAATAATGATTTTCCTAAACCACAAGACCATATTATTTTACCAATATCATTACTTTTATAAAAATCATTTATTTTTAATAATACTTCTGTTTGATGATCTTCTGGATTAATATTATTAGATAACATTACCGTGTCTTGTATTGTTGGTTTATTATCATAATATTCTCTGTCAAAATTATGTGTTGAATGAACAATATATTTAATTTGTCTTTTATCTAATACCATAATTATAGTTTCATTAAATTTATTTTTATCATCACAATTAAAATATTCTGTTTGAAAATACTTATTTCTTTTATCTTGATATATTTGAATTATTTCATTTTCAATTTCTAATATTTTATTTCTACTATAATCATCTAAAAATTCGTAATAATATTCATATTTAGCATCTGCAAAAATAGATAAATAATCTATCCATCTAAATTCAAGACGTAATGACATACCAAATTTAATAACTTTCATAACATCCAAAAGTGATGTTGATAATAAATATAAACCTATCATTTTTTAATTATACTATTTATTTAATATAATTAAAATATATATCAATTTTTTATCAATCACTATCACTAATTATATAATTTATATTAGTAATTTATCTATTTAATTTTTTCTTATTTTCTTCTGCTATAAATTCTTCATCATTTTCATAATCATATTTCCTATTATTGGAATTTGTCCATATGATTTGTATCAAATCTCTATTGTTATAGGATATCAAATTCAATTTGCGGATCATTTCGCTCATGATTTTACTAGAGAAACTATTTTCTTTTATTTTTTTCAAATTATAAATATTATCTTCAATTTGTTTCTGTTTAACAAAACTAAATTAATTTTTAAATTTTATAATCAAATAATAATAATTTTTCTAATTAGTATTATAATGTCAATACTTGAATATTTAGATCAATCTCATTTATTAGAACATATAAAAAAAATACCATTATCACTAATTACTGAAATTATTATTATTATTTTTGCTATAAATATAATATTTGCAATAATATATTATTATATCTATCTATCAAATAAAAATAGCTTTAAAAATATTCATAATATAGATTCCAAAGATCCAATAGAGTTTTTTGATTTTATTTATTATTCACATACTTTATTTTTTTCTCTTGGTTATGATTTAGTTCCACAAACAAAATTAGTTAAACTATTTTCAATGATTCAACTAAAAGTTGGATTCATTATTACAGCTATTTATATTTCTAAAATAATTTCGCATTGGTAATATATTTGCTAATTAAATTAGTAATAATTTATTTAATATTTACAGGTATATAAAATTTAGTTGTACTTATATTATATTTAAGTAAGTCAGTCAATAATGGTTCTTCTTCTAATGGTGTAAATGTAATACGACCACCTGTTTCATCTTCAGTATATTCAGATGATTCTAATTTTTTAGTATCAAGAAGTAAATCGAAAGCACCTGTACCACCAGGAATAACTCTACCAATAGCAATACGAGAACTAACTGATCTCATAGAATCTTTTTCATTGAATAAAGCAGCATTTATAAAGTGATCCATAGTTTTTTCAAATGATGCTCTAGCAATTGGATCAATATCAATCTTTGAAAGCCCGTGACGATCCATTGATACAATCTCACCTAAATGACACATTTGATCAATAAGTAAAGACAAATGATTTTGGTTAATAGTAGAACCAGCAGCTTTATATGTTTCAGATAATTCATGAAGTAAAACTTGACGCGTTGCTTCAATACCATAGAGTCTTAAAGTATTAGCAATATCATTACATTTAGTTCTAGTCAAATCAACTCCTTTTATCATACGAATCTTTTCAAAGTTAATACCAGCTGTATAAACTATATATTCTTTTTCAGTCTTAATTTCACCAGTTTTATCATCATATTTAATTACACGTTCTTGAACAATATCAATATTATCAATATTTTCAATACCTTTAAGTGTAATATCATCAAACACCATTCTTAAAAATTCTGTAATAATATTATAACTAAATGAGCTCATTGAAAATCTAATATGAATTATTTGTTCTTTATCAGTTATAGCATTAGATAATATAACACATCTAGAAATACGACTAATTACTTCTTTTTCATTTTTAGATAAGTTTTTAAGATTAGTATAGTTTTTATACCAATGAGAAATAAACTTAGTCTTAATATCAAGTAAAGTTGTTTCTTTTTCTAACATTTTTTCAATATTAAATCTAATTCTAAAAACAAATGGAAGAGAATTAATATCTGCTTTTTGATTATTAACAAAGAATGGTGCGGTTGTATTATCAGCTTTTATCTTTTTATTGAGCATATCATTAGTACCCACATCATAAAATACTTCAGCATCTGAAATTAGTTGACGAATAGATAAGTGTTTAAAATATGATACAATTTTATTAAGACCTGAACGATCATTTGCATATAAATCTTTGAAATAAATCATCATTTGAGGTGTCTTAATATTCTTGGAATAATGAAGAAGTTCTTGAATACGTGCAACACCCATATTAGCTGAACCACCTTTTGCTACACCTGCAAAATGCTTAGTATTCAAAGTATTATGTACAATAATACCTGAGTCGACCATAAATGTTTGATTATTTGGTATAGTAAAATCATATACATAATCAGATTGATTTGGAGTATAAATATCAATATTAATTATTTCATCCCATATAACATTAGAATTTACTGCTTGTTTTAAGATAGCTAATTCAACTTGAATTTTATTAGCATTTTTATTATTTTCAAATATACTAATATATTCATTTAGAGTTATTCTATCAATTGATTCTAAAGATTTTGAGGGTATTTTAATTTGTTCTTCTAATTCTAAAATTTTACCACATTTAGCAATTATTTCTTCAAGTCCATTAATCTTATCAATTTCATCTTGATTAGCATATTCAATAATTTGATTTAATTTATCAGTATGTAATAATGTTCCAATATGTTGTTTATATAAAAGACAATATTTACTACTAATTGATAAATTATACATTGGATAGCCTTTAAATTGTTTAAATTTAATTGATCCAAAAATATCAAAATAATTGAGTAATAAGGCAATATCTTTAATTAATTGATGGCTTCTACTACATATTCTAATTTGTTTTTTTGATTCTTGAATACGACCATCAAAGTAAGCTTGAATTAATCCAGCTTTAAATTCATTAGGAGCAGTAAATACAAAATCAGGAACTTTCTTAATAAAAGATTTAGTTCCAATTGTATTAATAATAAACTGAGCTAATGATTTATTATTAAAATTTGTAGTTATTTTATGACCATATTTATATTGAGATACCACACTATTAGTATTATATTTAGTAGCAAATCTAATAGTATTATCAATAAATTGTTGTGATATATTAGTAATTGTAATTGTATTATTATATATAGTGCCTTCTGCTAAATAAGCACCTATAAACCCACCAAATAAATTATCTAGTTGATATTCTGTATCACTTATTTTAATTTTATCATTAATAAAAGTATTATTAATATGTTTAGTTACTGGAATACGCATTCCAACTTGTAAATCAGAACCAGTAATTGGTTCAACAGTTTGATTTTTACGAATTAAATGTGAATGAGATAAAGTTGTTGTAACTATTCTACCACTTTTAGTAGTAACAGTCATTAATTGACCATTAACTGGATGTCTACTAATATGTGATATTTTATTCCAATGTGTACATTCTTGATTATCAACACCAATAATATAATATTCATTAGGTAATGATGATAAATCAGTTTCTACACTATTTACATGTCCAGTACTAATAGTTAATTCAGGATAAGTATTAATAATTTCATCACACATTTCACCAACTTTTAATGTTTGAAATTTTATATTTCCTGATGCTAAATTCTTAATTATAAATTTTATATTTGTATCATGATGAATACTCATTTGTGAAGTTGGTTCGCCTACAGATTGTGCAGCAATAATTCCAACCATTTCACCAGGTTCAATAATAGCTTTAATAAAACTCAGATTAATTTCAGTCATCATTTTGTCAAATTCTTTCTTTGATAAACCATATTCAAAAATACATTTAACAGGAGCTAAATATTCATTAATTGCAACTTCAAGTAAGAATTTAAGACTACGATCATCTTTTTTCATAAATTTATCAGTAGATTTTAATGAAGTAATTAATCTATTTTCATATTTAGATAAAAAGTCTTCAATTGCTATTTCAATATCTTGAGGTTTAAGATCTATATATTCATTTTTAGTTTCTTTTTTATTTGAATAATCTTGTGTAATACGAAATAAGTTAACTGGTAATACAAATTTTTCTTCTAAAACTTTATAGTTAATTAAAGCTTTTGATTGTATTTGTCTCATTTCATCTCTAAGTTTTTTAAGTTTTTCAATATATTTAGAATTAAATTCATTAAGTTCTTTAGTTGATATTTTAAATGATTTTTCCATAAGTTTAATTTGTTCAGAATTAAATCCAAGTTTTTCAACTAAAGTCTTATTATCCATAGACAAAATATTTAATTGTAATTCTGTTTGTGTTGCTTGATTTATACCATTTTCACCATATATAGTTTGAACAATAATACCACGAGCATTTCTATTTGTACCATCATATCTAATATATAAATCTTCAAGACCTTTAATAAGTTGTCGTTGAATATATCCTGTACTTGCAGTTCTAATTGCAGTATCAATAAGACCTTCACGACCTGCAGCAGCATTATAGAAAAATTCAAAACCTCTAAGACCTACTAAATAAGAGTTCTTAATAAAACCTCTAGCTTCAGGAGTATCATCATCTTTGTGCCAATAAATAAGTGAACGGCCTTCTATTTTTTTCTTAATTCTAGAACCATCCATCATATTTTGTCCAATAACTGCAGATACTTGTGCAATATTTGTTGAATTTCCCTTAGCACCTGATTTAGCAGCTGCCCAAAAAAAGTTATTAATATTCAAATGAGACATTAACATTTGACCAATATTAGCTTGAACAGTTTCTAATTCAGATACTAAAGATTTTTCAATAATTTCTAATGAAATTTGATCAGTTTCATTTTCATATTGAGTAATTGTATATTTAGATTCTAAAATTTTTTGATTAATTATTTGTTGAATTTGATCTTCCATTTTCTTATCAATTAAAGTATCTTTAAAACCAACTGTTTGACCTCGAAGAAGTAAATAATTAAGAATTAGCCTTTGAGAATCATCAATAAATTTTCTAGTTTTATTAGGACCAAATTTATCCCAAATAAAATGAATAATAGAATTTTTAGCAAAACTTAGAGAAGATTTATCTAAGTAACCAGTAGTTAATTGACCATTAAGAATTTGAAAAGTAACTTTATCATCTGATTTCTTTGTATTATTAATACCAACTGGAATAATATGAGAAAATATTTCATGACCAGTATATTCTTTGTTCATATTAATATTAAATTTAGTTTCTGATGTTGTATTACATAAAATATTTGCTACTTCCCAGCCCTTAATTTTAACAGATGGTTCTGTTAACATATAAGCACCTGAAAGAGTATCTTGTTGACAACCAATAATTGGACTAGAATCTTTTGCACCAACAATTTGGTATTGAACATTTGCTATACGTTTAAGCTCATTTCTAGCTTGAATTGATTGACTAAGATGTATATTCATCTCATCTCCATCAAAATCTGCATTATATGGCTTACATACAGAAACAGACATTCTAAAAGTATTAAGATCATCATTATCAATAACTTGTATTGTATGTCCCATCATAGATGGTTTATGGAGAGTTGGTTGACGATTAAAAAGAACATGATCACCATCAACAGCATGTCTTTCAACAATATCACCATAATTTAGTTTAATAGCTTTCTTACGATATTTAAGATCAATCTTTTGAATTTCAGATTTACCATCTCGATAATTAATTCTTAATACAAAGTTTGCACCTGGATAAATATCACGACCATTTTTAACTAATCTTGTTAAATATTTAATATTATATGGAGTTACTTCTTCTGGAATTGTTAACTCTATTGCAATTTTTTTTGGAATACCTACTTGATCAATATTAATATAAGGGTCTGATGTAATAACAGAACGTGCACTAAAATCAACACGTTTTCCCATAAGATTACTTCTTACACGTCCTGCCTTACCTTTAATACGATCACTAATAGATTTAGTAGTACGACCTCCAGTTTTAAATTCAGTTCTAGGTAAACTGACTGATTCATTATCAAAATAAGTTGCTATATGGTATTGTAATAAGTTAAAAATATCTTGATTATAAGTTGATAATTCATTAGATATTGTTTCTTTATCCATTTGTTGTCTTACACGTTTATTTGATGTAATAATATCAGAAATTTTTAAAGTCAAAGAATCTTCCATTGTTGCAGATGACATAAAATCAACTTTAGCAGTTGGTCTTATAATAACTGGAGGAATTGGAAATGTCTTAATAATTAAATCTTCAGGTCTTTGCATTTTAGGATTAAAACCAAGTAAATAACAATTATTATCAGAAATATTCCTTAAAATATTATAACAATCTCTTGGACTAAGTGATTCTTTTATTTTTTTTACTAAAGTTGATTCTTCTTTTTCAGTACCTGTATTAATATCACGTTCAATCATAATTTTAATAGAACCATTATCTTTAACTTCTCGTTTAATTTTAGGTACTGGAACACCACAATGAAAACAATAATTAACATTTTTAGTGATACCTTTAATATCTTTAAATCTAGCTTCTGATTTCTTATTAAGTACCTTTTTAAATTGAACATCTGATTTTTCAATTAAAAGATTTGAACATTTAAGACAAATACATTGAAGTAAATTTTTTAAATGATTAAGAAAACCAAAATGAAAAACATGTTCAGCTAATTCTGTATGACCAAAATGACCTGGGCATTCTAATGAGTTTTCACCACATGTTGTACATGGAAGGTAAATATCACAAGTACCAAGTCTTAAATCAACTAATCCGCCTTTCTTAGGTTCATAGTTTTCATATGATTCAGCTAAATCTATACCAAATGGATCTCCACTTACTGCAGAATATTTTTTTACATCTTTATTTTTAAAAATGCTAAATTCAATTTTATCAATTTTTTTAATATCTTCACTATAAAATGTTGGATTTATAGACATACTTATTGATATATAGTAGAAAAGCTTTATAACTTAATTTATTATCAATTTTTTAAAGAATAATTAATTTTTATTTAAATTTTTCTAAATAATTTGATTAGTTGGAAAAAATTTAAATTCTTAGTTTTGTTAATGTTAGATAAATTAACTAAGGATTTTATAAATAAAATTATAATGGAAATTAATAAACAAGAAAATAAAGAAAAACTAGAAAAAGAAGTTATTAATCCTGTTTTTTCTAATTTTGCTGAAAGAATATATCCTTATGTTTCATTATTATTTATAATGTATTCACTTAATTTAATATTAATTATTGTAATATTAGTATTAATTATTATATATAACAAAAAATCATAGATATAAATAGTATATGATTTTTATAAAAAAATATCTAATATGTTATATAAATGAAAAATTTCTTATTTTCAACAAAAGATATTGTAAAGTATTTAATTGTTGCCGGTTTAATTTATTCAATATTAAAAATGATACCTTCACAACAAATAGTCAATAAAGATTTAATCTTAATTATGATAATTATTATAATTGGTTTTATATCTGTTGATTGTGTATTTTTTAAAGAAGGCAAAACTGAAGAATTTACTAATGAAGAAGATAATGATTCTTCTGATTTAAATAATAATATAGAAGAATTATTAAAGAAAAAAGCTGATTTACTAGCTAAAAAATCAGAAAATGATAAAAATAATATTGAATTAGATAATTCTAGAACTAAGATTGGTTGCACATTAGAAGTAGAAAAAATTAAAAGACAATTTGAGAATGAAATTGATGCATTAAAAGTTCAATTACAATCTAAATTAGTACAACCTAGTTCTAATAATAAGATAGTTAATAAATATTTTGAATCATTATTAAATGATCTTGCAGATAAAGAATTATTAGATTCTAATGATATTGAAAATATTAGAATTAAAATACGTTCTAAATTATTAACTATGGAAGAAATTATTATCTCTTTAGAAACTCTTAAAAAAGAAGGTAAACCAAAAATTAATACTATAGATGGTAAAATTAAAGATGATAGAATTTATAATGAATTACCTTCAGATTTTTACTCTCCTATTGGTGATAAAATAGCTAATGAATGGGATAATGAATATACAATTTTAAATACTAATAAATGGCAAGTACCTATGCCAAGACCACCTGTATGTATTAATACTACACCTTGCAGTGTATGTCCAACTGATTCATCTACTACTACTGTTAATTTAAAACAATGGGATGATGCTAGATATGTTACATCAAACAAAATTAATAAGAAATGGGCGCAAGATCAATCTGATACTTAAATTATATAAAATAAATTCTTTAAAAATCTTGCTAAAGAAAAGTTTTAACTTTTTCTCCAGGAACATATATGAATAAATTATTTTTATTTATATTTATTCTTGGAATAATACTATTGTATTATCTTAATCAAAATAATTATAAGTTAGAAAAATTTAAGTGGGCTTGGGGATATTATCCATCTATATCTCAATCTAAAGAATTACCATCTGGAACATGGAAAGAAACATGTACTATACAAGATTTTAGAGAACCATTATTATGGGCTTCATGTGAAAATGATTATGGTAAATATAAAGAAACATCAATTAATATTGATAAATGTATTGATAAAAAAATAAGAAATGTAAATGGAATTTTAGAATGTGATTAAATTATAAACTTAATTTATCATATAACATTACTTCGTGATAAACTTCAGGTATATATTTACAATTTTTATATTTAATACAATACCATATTTTACTTAATCTAATAGCTTTTCTCCAATCAACTTCTTTTTTCTCCATTTTTTTTATAAACTCTAATTTTTTTTTAAATTGTTCATTTGATTCAGATATATATTGTAATATATGAATTGATTGTTTCATATAATTAATATTTATATAATTAGTTTCCATTATAAATAAAAATTGATATTAACAAGATATAAAAACAATTTTTTATATATCAATAATGGAATCTATTAATAAATATACTGATTTAATTATAAATACATTTGATAAAGTACTTGAAGAAAATAATAAATTAAAAGAAGATATGAAAGAACTTATTACAACTCATCAAAATAAGTGTGATGAACTAACTCAAATAAAAAATAAATATGATAAAGAAAATAAAGATCATAAAGAAGAATTAACAAGATTAACTAAAATATCATTAATTCAACAATATGATAAACAATTAAAAGAAAAGACTGAATATATTAAATTTTTAGAATCTCGATTAGAAAAATATAAGAATACTTTAAATTTACTATCTCCTAAAATTATCAAAAATATAGATTCAGAAAATAATTTAGATGAAGATTCTCAAGAAAAGCCTGATATATTACTTAATAAGAAAAATAAAAAAGAAAAGAAAAATAAACCAGAACCTAAAGAAAAAGTTTTAACTTTTTCTTTAGCTAGATTATCCGAAAAATCTAAAGATTTTTTGGATAATGAACCTGCTAGTTTTGAATCTTTAGATTCAAAATCTAGCATGCTACTTAATAATT